AGAGATTAACGACGTCGTTTTCGAAGCGAATTTGACAAAGAATCCTAGCGCTGCGCTAGCGCAGGCACAAGCTAGGCTCGAGATGAGCGCGCAAGAAAAGCAGCTGTTTAAACAAGCTATGCATGCAATTGGGAACCTTGCGCCAATGGCAATGGCAGCTAAAGACGGTGTAGCCGAGAAAGCCAAAGCAGCCAAACAACAAGGCGCACAAAATGCGCCCATCACAGAAGAAGATATAGAAGAGAGTTTAATGCTGAGCAGTTCAGATAAGCGCATCATCGCGCTATCGCGAGACTTAGACTGGGCATCTAAGAGCAAATGGAATAGTGATCAGAAAAAGGCATATAAGGCAGCTAAGGCTAGCTATCTCGATGGCCACGGAGATGCTATAGTCAAGACACTGGCAGTACCCGTTAACGATCCAAACAGTTTTCTTGGCAAAATCCCCGTCGTCGGACAGGCATTAAAGAATGAAAAAGTACAAAAGCTAATTATCTTGGCCACCGGCTGCAAAGATTTAAAGCCCGCATGTCTCATGAAATCCGCTGCTCTTGCCGCTGTCATTGGTGCGGCAGTTGCACCAATTGCCGCAGCTGCCGGCGGAGGGGTAGCAGGGTTTGCAGCAAAACAAGCCGCGGTATCACTGACACAAAAAGCCATGGCTAAGGGAGCTAATAGTAAAACAGGCAAGAAATATTTGCCTCAGTACGCACCCGCCTTAGCAGGCGCCGGCGTCACAGAACACGCCGCGCAAATAAAAAAGACGTTGGAATCTATGATATCAGAAGAAATACAAAACATCTTACGTGAGCATGGCAGTGCTGCTGCAGCTGGATTAGATATAAACGGTACCATTATTAATAAAACTGAAACAGCTCTAACAGCTCAAAATTAAACTAGGAGTATCAAACATGTGTATATTATGTATCGAAATAGAAAAAGAAAGACTTCTCCCGAAAGAAGCCCTTCGAAATTACATAGAAATTTCTGAAAGTCTCGAGGATCATGCGCCTGAAGCGTTGCAAGTTTTATATAACTATTTGGAAGAGAGAAATTTTTGCATATGGTGCAGTGATACAACATGCACATGTGCCCACAACAATGAATGGAGTGTCATATAAGATGAATAAAAATACAATGAATGGAGTGTCATATAAGATGAATAAAAATACCTTAAAAACAATTATATTGGAAGAAATAAGAGCTATATCAGAAGAACTTGGTATGGGAGAAGCAAGTGGTGCTGAGTTTTTAATTAATAGTCTGTGGATAGGCGCAATATCAAAGGACGAAAATATCCGCGAATTATGCGAGCTATTGGCGCCTGAAGCAGCTAAAGACTCCGAAGAGAGATTTTCTCTAAAGTCGCAAGTCTTAAGCGTCTTCGAAAGCCACCAGCAAGAAATAATAGGAGAATTGCAAAAACTAGTGTATGATAACGAAATCGAGGAGGAGCCTTGGACGAAACAGTTCAAGCAACCGTGATATGATAAGCGTTAGAATGTTAACACTAAGTATACTAATGTCTATCTCCTTGTCCGCGATATATTCTATCGCCCATGCCGCGTCGGTGCATTACCACCACGTACAGAACAACAATAGTGAGATGAAAACGAAGTTCTATAATTTTGATGACTTGTTGATAGACGGAAAGATAAGAAAGCCGCAAGTTCTCTATACTGACGCTAGACAAAAAGTTAACTTTGAAAGACTGTTGAAATTGAAAAAGAATTTCTTACCTAAATTAAACGCCACAAGAAAGGATCCCGCACTAAGATGAAAAAATCCACGTATGATATATCACAATCCGTTCTTACCAAGATAATAAAGGAAGAAATAGAAAAAGCAATCGAAGAAGGATTTCTTCAAGATTTGGGAAGTAAAGCTAGCAATGTAATGAAGGGGTTAGCTATAGCTGCCGCAATTGGGGGTGCCTCACCAGCTGCTGCCGCACCGGCAGGAAGATTGCAGCACACTGAAACCCCTATAGTTTCTGCTCGGCACGTCGACGCAGTTGCTATAGCTTTAGCTAAAAAGATTAATGATGCGAAGTTTAAAGACAGATTCGGATTAGACTTGCGTGCGGATCCTAATGATCCAAATATAGAGAAATTGGCAAAAACTATTACAGAATTATATAATCACCATAGCCATGGTGATCAAACTATTGAACTTTATACACAAAAAGTGTTTGAAGTAATGGAAACAACGTTGAGAAGTAAGTCTCCTGCATGGCAAGTATACAATTATACAAATACAGTTCTTAGGAAGAAATTTAAAAAGAAAAAGAAAACAAAGAAAAGATTAACAGTCACTAAAACTACTTTTCGAAATAATCCTATTTTAATTCAACAGGCTGTTTTGGGAATATTCCTAGACGCTAATGCCGGCAAATCTATTAAACCGGCACTTAAAAATTTACGTAATGCACTTAAGCATGGAATTCGAAGTAAGGATATAACAAGAGAAGACGCATCGAGAATATTCACCGCGCTAAAAAAGAAACCATCAGTTGCAATGAGCGAGATTAATAAAATACTCAAACTTAATAAGTAATATTATTATCGAAATCATTGAATTCAATACTAATTATACAAAGTAGCACACAATCAAACATACTTTACAGGAGTTTAAGACATGAATTTGAATAAAGACACTTTAAGAAAGCTGGTAATCGAAGAATTGCAGCAGAGTCTTTCTGAGGAACAATTGGAAGAGTTCTTTGGCGCTGCTAAAGCCGCGGCTCAGAAAGCCGGATCCGCAATTGCTGGCGGCGCAAAGAAAGTTGCGGCAGTTGCGAAGCGCCTTCCCGGCGCTGTCTCTGGCGCCAACAAGTGGGCTGATGATTCTAGTGTTAACAAAGAATTAGACTTTGGAGAAAAGGCACTGTCTGTCAGAAAGAAAGTGCACACAACCCTCAACAAACAACAAGTGAAGGATGGACTCGAAACATTGAAGGGCGATATGGCATCGATGCAACCAATGATGCAAGCTAGGGTGATGGCTATCATGATAAACAAGCTTGGCTTAGGTTCTGACTGGTTTAAGAAAAATCATAGTAGGATCCGCAGCGATCTAGAAAAGGGAGCCAAGACAGCATCTGCTAACATGGGCGGAAGCGCAGATGCCAGATTCAAAACTGGTAGCCGCGGAGGTAGCAAAGATAAGGGCGGAGACGATTTGGGTTTAAAGGATGTATTCTTAGAGGACTCTATGGAAGAAATGATAAAAGAAGAATTAACAAAAATGCTTAAAGAGAATTAGTCAAAAGATGAATATTAACAAAAACGCCCTTAAGGTTTTGATTAAGCAAGTTATGAACGAGACAAGAAATTCTCCAGAGTCGGATAGCGAAATAGCAGACAAAGAGCTTACTTGGAAAAAAATCACCGATAATCTAAATGATGAAGGGTTTCGTTTGGTGGTTCTCAAATCTATAGCAAACGCCAACAAAACAGACTCAGAATTCATGTCTGATATGTTCGAAACCTTGACTAAAGAAGAGGATAAAGAAATTCAGCAAATTATTATCAATAATGTCGAAAAAATTTATAAAAAAGATGATATGTGATAATATGCTAGCATATGCAGGATACATGTTCAAACTATGAGTGGTACACCGGCAGCGGTGATTCTATTCAATTTAACGAGATTGTGGGACGATTACGTACCGGTATATTAAATGGCGGGAAAATATTTGTCGGATCCGACTCCTTTATTACAAAAAACCAGGTTAACTTTGCAACAGCTATATGTATACACGGTGACAAAGCGGGTGGCAGATATTTCTTCTTTAGAGAAAAGTGTGCAAAGGCATTATATAAAGCTTTGATAGTCAGAATGACAGAAGAAGTGAGAAGATCAGTCGATGTGGCAGAAGCGCTGAGTACTGAGCACGGGTTCATGCCTGAACATATAGAGTTGCATATTGACGTTTCATCACACCACACCAAAGAAGCAACTTCGAAGTATTCAGAAATGTTAAATGGTTACGTAACCGGGGCGGGTTTTGCATGCAGAGTAAAGCCCTACGCTTGGGCATCTCAAACGGTGGCAGACAGGCACTCCAAATGAGTACCGATACTACTGATATTGCGATATACGACATGCAGAGCATTTCATACTGTGTCAGCTATCATGATATAATAAAAACCTGGGTTGATAATTATCACGCCAGGGACATAGTCCTTATAATGTATGATCCCATTAACCATGTAAAATATATAGGCGATATGGGGTTTGATATGCCGGCAGAGGAAATTTATGAAAGTAAAGTATTAACTATAATGCTGCCATGTCTTGAGGACGCGATGAAAATAATAAAAAGCATACCGATTGAAGAAGGCCCCTACACTCAAGTGTGGGCACTTGGGAGATGCATCACAGACAACATAGACAAATGATAGGAGAAGAGCCATGACAATTGTTGAGATACTAGATATTATGATAGACAAACTAAAAAAGTCTAAGAAAAAACAAGACGAAACGCCACAACAAATACCCCTCCGGATAAACCCAATCCAAAAAGACGTCCTCCCCCTAGCTCCAAAAGACAATAAAGATAAAGATAGCGACAAAAAAAGAGTTATTATAATAGATATTTAAATACTATTTAATATATGAAACTGACAATAGCTAATATTAAATATTAGCATAGGAATCCATAAAGAATGAACAATTTTAATACGAAATGGAGCCAATATCTAACAGAAGAAGAGTTTGACATATCAGATTTAACCATTAAAGACAAGCTTAATCCAGAATTTTGGATACGAGGACAGCTTGAAGAAGAAGTTAAGTCCAGACTCATTGAAATAGCTGAAGAATTCTATTCCTCTGTCCTCTCCTCCGTGCCAGAGGCGCCTGCAATTGAAGATATCATCTTTACTGGATCTCTTGCTAGTTACAATTATCACAATGCTAGCGATATTGACTTGCATCTTCTAGTCAACTTTGAAAAAATAGGCGAAGCGCAAGACATTTTAGCCGAATTCTTTGCACTTAAGAGAATCCAGTGGAATAATAGTCATAATATTTACATTCATAATCATGAGGTTGAAATATATATTCAAGACTCTAAAGAAGAACATGTTGCAAATGGAATATATTCGATATCTTCCGGGGAATGGATAGAAATGCCAGTAAAAGAGAAGGTGGATATTGATTATGCTGCAGCAGAGAAGAAACATCTATCGCTATCCTTGGAAATCAAAGAACTTTCGAAGCTTTTTAGAGTAAAAGAGTATGAAAAGGTGTATAAGCACGCGTCAAAGCTCAGAGAAAAGATAAAGTTTATGAGAAATTCCGGACTTGAGTCCGAAGGGGTGTATTCTGCAGAAAACCTAGCGTTTAAAATGCTCCGAAGTAATGATGAAATTAAAGATTTAATGTCACTACGTATAAATTCTTATGATAGAATGATGTCTCTTACCCATGATACGAAAAAAACAAAAAATATATCAGAAAATTGGAATATATTCACCAAAGGAGCTAAATTATGAAAAAAATATTAAAAGAGTGGAGGGAATTTAGCTTAAAAGAGGAGCAAGAGCTAGCGCCATCGCCTATAGATAAGAAAGAGGAAGAAACTGGTATGGTGCCGGCTCCTTCGCAAGAAGACGAAATAGAGATTATGAGAAATGTCTTGAAAGAAGTGCAAGATATGGCGACTAGACTGATAGAGATGGAAGAAGAGCTTAAAAACAAATATAAAAACGGCGCAATAATGTATCACCCTGGCAAGGACTTCTCAATCGCAGCGAAAAAGCTAGCAGACGCCGGCGAGTGGGGATCTTTAGCTAGTGGATTGAATAGGTGGATAGAAAACGAAGTCAGTTTACCAATTGCGACAAAGAAGGTTCAAGATAAATACGGACTATGATAAAATATAAGGCGAAATTAATTCGTATTATTGACGGGGACACAATAGACGCAGAGATTGAAGTCGGGTTTGACATATACGTCAGAAAGAGGATACGATTGTGGGGCATAGACGCCCCGGAGACACGTTCTAGGGACAAAGATGAGGTACAGTCCGGAAAACAGGCTGCGAGCCGCCTGCAGGCGATTCTCGCGCACTCTGGCGGTGAATTCGAGCTAGTAACACATGGCGATGGAAAGTTTGGCAGGTGTTTGGGGGAAATATTCGTGAAAGACATCAATGAAAGTGTGAATCAAGTACTAATTAATGAAGGGTTGGTTAAAAAATATGAAAAATAATACATTTCACTATAGTTGGCAAAATTATACTAGAGACACAGTCCTCCTAGAAGCCCGACTTAAAGATATAAAAGCTAGATACCCCGTGTGGAACGATTCCGGGTGGTTAACTACTGCCAAAGAAACTATTAATAGCACCATGGGCCCCAAAGGGGTATCCAAGTACCTTCTCTTTTGGGTTCGGGAGATGGAAAACAATTTTAAATTTGAAGCAGGCGAATCAGAACCAGAAGATGAGTCAGCAGAAGACATCGGTGAAGTTGGGCGAGCTATTCTGGATATCATTACCGATTTCCATGAAAACCAACAGCGTCTAGAAGAAAAAGATATATATAAATACAATGCGGAAGACTTGCGCCAGGCAATGGAAGCTCTAGGCTTAACTTCCAAAGAAAAGAGGGAAAAGAAGAAAGAGGAAGCCATGGAGGGATCAGAAATTGTGTATGATGAGGAGGACATCATTGCAGTCCGCCCCTACACGGCGGAAGCTTCTTGTTATTATGGAAAGAATACAAGGTGGTGTATTTCTGCTGTCGCCAGCAGAAACTATTTTGCGCAATACGCTCAGGACGGTGCGTCGTTCATAATGCTTCGCCTAAAAAATCTGAAACAGTCGCATGCCTGGCACAGAATCGCACTGGTTTACAATCGCGACGGAGATCACGACGAGTCTTACGACGCCACCGATGAGAGGATATCTATGGACGAAATAAAGAACGCCATGGCATGCAATTACCGTCCTCAAGACTGCGCTGGCGAATACGCCTCTTTGTCTGAAGAGGAGAGAGTCCACGTGGACAACATAATAAGTGAGATATTTGAAGCAGCAGAGGATAATGTTTTCAATAATGCGCCGGACCCAACAGCCAGTTACGAGTCGCGCATTCGTGAACTGGAAGATGAATATTCAAGTTTCATCAAACACGCTTGGTACTCTGCGGATGTTGACGAGTACATGTACTTCAATGGCGGATTTGAATTATCAATAGATGCTGAGAGGCTTGAAGGAGCCGAGTATAGCTTCCCGGATACCTGGCAAGAACGAAGTCAAGTGGCTGACGCCTTACGTGGCCTGCTGGATACTGAACTTGGTGTTTACGCAGAGGAGGTGGATATCGAGTTACATACAGTTTCCGATCCCGCAATTGCCGCGGCTCGAACAGAGAGAGGTGTTCGTTCAGGAGAGATTAACGTTCGCGTCTCCATTCACACCGGCGACTATGACGCCAACCCGGATGGTTATGAGTCTTTTTTGGATGAACTTTCGGGCATGGACGATAAATACCCCGAAATGCAGCGCCTTGTAGAAAGGTATCTAATGGAGGAGGGCTATATACGCACCGGTGCCTTTGAGAAATTTTCTGATGAACTGGAAGACTTCGGATTAAGTCTTAACCACTTTACATATAGAGAAGAAAAAGGCATTGGGGATGAGGAAATATTTTTTGAGTCTCCCCATACCGAGTACCCGATTGAGATGGGCCTCAAATCTGGCGCTACAATAAGAAGGATACAGGATGCTCAGAGGATTCCCTTACGACAGGTATGGAGAAGCGAGAAATACACGGACATGGTGATATCCAAGCTTGGGGATTTACATCAAAAGATTGTCCAATATCTTGAAAAGCAACTGGAGTTACCTTTCACAGATCTGCCTCCTAAAATTATAAAACGATTAACAATACCTGAGTTCTTAGAAGTTAATTTATATGATAATGCTGCCGCCAACGCAGGCAGAATCGCCGCGTTCATGGACTCCGAGGAGCTTAGCTACTCTATCAATATATCCATACAGGATGTTTCGGTATCTCAAGCTGCCATTGATGCTGCGAAAGAAGTGATAGAGTTCATGGATGCAAATTGGCTCAAGGTTGAACGGGCTGCCATCCAATCAATGGATGCCCTGATGCGAGAAGTTAGAGGTGCTGAGGATTCCAGAATGGCAACCCTGGATGATTCTACAGTCCGACTACTAAGGATATCTCAGTCCCTTCAAGCTCAGAGTTCCAGGGCTACCATAGCAGATATGCAGGACGTGGTAAGAAGCTGGAAAGAGGGACAGGCATCAGATGAAGCAATGTTGGAAGCTGTACATAAGCTATATAATTATCTCAAAGAACTCGGAGAGATTCCAGAAGATTTGCCACCACCACAATCCTCAAGCCTTCAAGAGGCATCTACAGACGAGGAAATAACACTGCAAGAGATTAATTCATATTTTATAAATTTGTCAGAAAAATCCCAAATATCCGACACTATACCAAGGATTAAGAGTTCTATCAAAGTGCCATGTGCCAGCGATGTTAACGAGGAAATAGAAAAATATCTTTCCTCCAACTCTGAAACAGTCGACTTTAAAGATTCAAAAATTAAAAATAGGGAATATGACATCCGAGATCTAATGGATCCTGACTATAACCCATGGGAGGTGAAAGATGACGTCGATTGAGCATATATTTCTTTATTCAAACCTCTTCCTAACACTCTGCCTTATAGCTTCCTGCTTTAAACTAAAAGAACTCATAGGGCTCCTCAAGGACGACATATATCTTACTGCTAGGAACCCTAACCTAGCTAGAAAGAAGTTAATAAAACCGAAAAAGTAAGTGAAAGACAATCTTGAGATTTTCTTAAAATCGGAACAGAGCGAAGTGGAAACCTTCTTGTTTTTACTAGAATCGAGAGAAGAATATGCTCTCGACTTTTTAAACTGTTGGTTTTCTATCAACAATATGCCAACAATATCCGAAGAAGCCTTTAATACAGTAAGACAGCATGTTAAAATGCCTGTATACAAAAACAAAAAAGGAGCTAAAAGATGATTGCCGACGTTGTAGTAGACTTACAGTATGGAGATTCAGGAAAAGGAAAAGTTTCCCACCAGTTGTGTAAGAACGGGGAATATACTCATGTGATCAGATATAACGGGGGCTGCAACGCTGGCCATACCATCTATCACGAGGGGGAGAAGTTTGTGACTCATCACATTCCGTGTGGTGTGTTTTTTGGAGTGAGATCTATTATAGGGCCCGGCTGTGTGCTAAATGTTAAACAATTTTTTGAAGAAATCGAAGAACTTGAAAATAAAGGTGTAAGTACTGCTGGTTTGATAGGTGTGGCAGCGAATGTGCACATCATAACTGACTTTCATATGGCTCAAGATAGCCAAGACGAAATAATAGGCACTACAAAAAGAGGGAACGGGCCCGCATATAGGGATAAGTATGCTAGAAAGGGGATGAGGGCTATTGACGTGCCCGAGCTAGCTCCTTACGTTATTGATATGTACACTGAACTTTATGATAATCCTAATCCTCTGCTAGGTGAAACTGTTGTCTTGTTCGAAGGCGCGCAGGGATTCGGACTGGATATAGACTGGGGGGATTACCCATACGTCACGTCCAGTCATTGTACCGTGGGAGGGGCAATATTAAACGGCGTGCCACCAAAGTCTATTAGGGACGTGTGGGGCGTAGCAAAAGTTTACGAGACATACGTAGGAAAAAAGAAATTCGAACCAGACGATGAAATATTCTCAGAAATAAGGAATGCCGGGGAGGAATTCGGCGCAACCACAGGGCGGCAGCGCCAAGTGAATTGGATGGATTTAGATAATTTAATAAAAGCTATCAATATCAATGGGGTAAATAGGTTAGTGGTAAATAAGGCGGATGTTCTTGACGACGTAAAGAGATGGGCATTGTACGACGGTAGCAATCAGTATGAGTTTAATCAAGGTGAAGATATGCAGCACTGGATTAGAGAAAAATTAAAGGACAAGGACGTCGACGTTACCTTTTCTTATAGCAAAGATTCTATATAGAGCATACTTACTAATATATGACTATTAAAAATGTAAATAACGATTATGTAATAGAGAAGCAATCTTCTCTTCGCGGCCAATATAAAAAAAAGGTTATAACTAGTACAGAATTCTCTGAAACTCATAGATTCGCCGGCAGTGATATCTCCAGCAGTGATACATTTGGTGCCACAGTAGCAATACGAAACAAGAAAGCTGTAGCTTCTGCGCCAGGGTGGGATGATGCCGAGGTGAGTCACTTGGGATACGGATCAGCTGGCGCAATATATTACTTTGAAAAAGGTGCAACCTGGAGCACAAGAACTGAAACTATATTAACCTCTTCTGTTAGGCAGAATGTAATGCAAATTGGCACCTATGAAGCTTCTGGTATAGATTCTTTCAAATATAACGCCCTGAATGTATATGAGGACAGAGTTATTGCTGGCATGCCAACTTACTACGATGGGAGCATATATTCAGGCGCAGCACTAGTCTGGGATAAGATTCCAGGCTCTCCCAGTAACCAATGGGACGAACAGCTTCTGACTGCTTCGAACAAAGGAGCTTCGGACAAGTTTGGTACCGCAGTAGCTGCCTACGGCGACTATGTTATCGTCGGCGCGCCGTATGAGGACACAAAAAATACAAATTCCGGAATGGTATATGTGTTTCAAACTGCCTCTTCTGCGGTGGGGTGGAATGAAAAGGCACAACTAGTGCCGGAATATGGAGCAGGCGCCAATGATGAATATGCTGCATATTTTGGAAATTGCCTATTCTTAACAGGGAGTAGTCCAGTCAATGGCACCGGCGCCAATATAAGATTAGTCGTTGGATCTTCTGGAAAAGATAAAGCCGTTATCTGGAAGAAAAACGAAGGTGACATGTATGACTGGACTCAAGAGGCTGTCATCTCTCACCCAAGCGGAACAACAGGCGTCCATTTCGGATCTAAGGTTGCATTAAACAACAACACTTTAGTTATTGGATCTCCCCTAGAGGACATAGGTGGTACCAATAATGGCTCTGTCTCGATATTTAAAAGCTCAAGTGCCGGAGGTTGGGCGTTCCACCAAGGGCTTAATTTAGGTTCGAACTATGCCGGTAAGACAGGCGCCATGTTTGGGCTGTCTCTTGATATCCACGATGAATACTTGATAGTTTCAGCGCCACATTACAGTAGTAGTGAATCTGGGCAGGGAATCAGTCAAGGTGGTTTAGATGGTAGAGCGTTCTTGTATAAGAGTGGTTCATCTGCTTGGTCTAAAATAGCAGAATATCAACCATATGATCATGACTCGGCTTTCACCCCTACTCTTGGGACTGGAGTCGGAATATCTGATAAAAATTTAATATACGGAGTCAAGGGTACAGGGCCCAATAGTGGATCTGCTACAATAATGGAGTCTGTTCATACCACTACGTATGTGGACTTGGAGCCGATATTTTCGAAAGGTACAAATTCTGTATTTAATTTGAGAGGCCAGAGTAGCGCTGCTAGCTATAAATCTACAACAAAGTAAAGCGCATCGCCTTAGTAGTCTCAGTACAAATAAACAGAGGTTTATCTATACAGTTATCTAATTATAATATATTGTGATACAAGAAGAGGGAATACTATGTGTGGCGAAAGCGAATTAAAACCTTATGCTAAGGAACTAATTTCTTACTGTGGAGAAAGATTCGGGTTTAAGGATCCTCCAAGGCTATTTCTTTCTACTGACGAAGAAAATGCTAGTAATCCGTTAGGCAAAACTGCTCACTATAGCCCAGCAGAGAAGTCTATCACTGTGTTCATCAGCGGGAGACATATCAAAGATGTTCTTAAGTCTATCGCTCATGAACTTGTACATCACACCCAGAATCTTAGAGGGGATCTTTCGCCAGAAAAATGTGGTGAAATGTCCGAGACGTATGCACAAGACAACCCTCATATGCGAGAGATGGAGAAAGAAGCATATTTGGAGGGTAGTATGGCAGTACGAGATTGGGAAAATACTCGAACAACGAGCGTACAGAACATTAATATCAATTTACAGGAGAGTAAAACAATGAACAAAGTGTCTGAATCACAAATAAGAGAAATGATTAAAAAGTTAATTGCTGAAAAGTACTATAAGAGAGATGATAGAGAGGATTCACTTCCTAATAGTCAGACGTTCCAAAGCAGCGGCGGGCCCGCTGATATCGACGCCAACTACTATGGCGATAAATTTACCCCTGATCAGTCCGACGATGTAGAGACTAGCCTCGATGCCTGGCATGCTGAGGAAGAGGAGGCTGCGCATCTCGATCAGTACGGGCATGACAAGACAGCGCCAGGATATGATAACGACGTCGACGCCCGCGATCGAAGACGCGGCATTTTCAAAGAAGGCGAAGAAATTGAAGAAGGCGAAGAAATTGAAGAAGGCGAAGAAATTGAAGAAGGCGAAATAATCCAAACGCCGGAACAAGAAAACACACTTTATGAGTCTAGATTTACGAACCGTGATACCAAATTGTTCGAAAGATTGTTAACAAAATGGGCTAAATAAAAGAGGGCATATTATGCGTAAGAATGTTACTCTCCGCGAAGGCGCCATGGGCGCTGGCGGCAAAGGGCACATGGATCACCCGTATGATAACACCGATTTAACGTTTTCTCAGATAAAGGAAATGTTTAAAGTTGCTTCTCAGGGGTTTCCACAAGTCAAAGTTACTGAAAAATTAGATGGCCAAAATATTCTAATATCTTATAACCCCGTAACTCAGGAAGCTTTAGCTGTTAGGAATAAGACTCAAGCTCGCAACGGCGGTATAACTAAGCAGCAACTGATAGATGCGTTTACTACTGACAGGCCTGTCGAGAAGAGGGCGCCCAAGAATGTAGTAGATGCGTTTAGAGAGTCCATGGAAAATTTTGAAAAAATTGCGAAAACAGTGCCGGGGGAGTATTTTATAACTCCAGAAGGGGGAAGAATATTTTACAATGCTGAAGTGGTAGATCCTAGGAGTGTCAATGTTGTTGATTATGATTCTCAAACATTAATAATTCATCGTACCGGGCATATGGTTTTCAGGGAAGGAGATATAAGAACGCTAGATTCCTCCGAAGCAGAGCAGAACGCGATACTGCTTGAGGAGGTGTTGAGCGATTTGCAATCTGATAGCATTCCAATTGTTAAAGTTAATGCTGTTAGGGATTTTACGGAATTTTTAGAGAAAAAAGATGCATATAGAAAAGTTCTAGCTAATATTGATAGCACTTTAAGGGAAGCAGGCCTTTCCGATTCAAACACTATAGAGGATTTTTTAAAGGTAAAAACAGAATCCAGGATAGCTAGGAGCATGCCGAGAGCCCGTTTTTCTGACTCTGCTATGGAAAAATTCGTTGAAGCTGTGGTGTATTTTGGAAAAACCAGCAACATGCCAAGGAAGAGAACTGAAATAGCTAACGTAATGGAAGAAATACCGCTAGAACTCGAAAAGGAAAGAAATATTGTGTTAGAAACGTTGTCTGATAGGGCAGCGCTGAGGGGTTTATCTAAATCTGCTAGTCGTCCCTTGGAGATGATTGTGCATAAATTTGCAGTAGAAATATTAGAAAATTTTAAAAGCGCGTATGTCATTCAGTCTGATATAGCCGTACGGAAACTTCAAAGTAAAGTTGGAACTAAAATGAAGAATGTGCGCGATGCAGCAGATGATTCAGATTTGAGTGCTTTAGAGGTTGGTATACGCAAGCTACTAAACGCCGATAGCGATGAGGATGTCTTGACTGACGAGAGTATTGAATCTGCTATAACTAAAATAACTACTGTAGTCGAAGGGCTAGTGTTTGATTTCGAAGGTAGGACATATAAATTAACTGGGAATTTTGCACCCATTAATCAAATAATGGGATTAGGAAGATACAGTAAAGGAAAGAGAGACGATACAGTGCTGGAGGAAGAGGAGGAAGTCGTAGATTCTGCAGAAGAGAGAAGCAAATTTATTAGAAATCGAAAAATAGCTGTATTTCCAGGAAAGTTCAAGCCGCCGCACCGGGGGCATATGCATATTGTTGAAGAAGTATTAAACAAGGGCGCGGACATGGTAATAATCATGGTGTCACCACTTTCAAAAGGATCTATTAAACATGAAGACTCTATAAATATATGGAATTTATATATATCACATAGTGTTAGCAATTCCGACAGAATAAAAGTAATTCTATCACCCTATAATTCTCCTGTAATGTCTAGTTATGCGATAATGGATGAACCAATTGCAGCTCTTAAGAAGCTTGGTATACCAGCTGAGGGGGATTTGATAATTCCAGTTGCCAGTACCAAGCCTGACGAAAAGGGAGTTTCTGACATACAAAGATTTGCCAAATATCACTCTTATGTGCCCAAGCTAGAAGGAATAACCCCTGCTAACGTAGGAGACTGGGCCGTCGATCCAGAGACTGATGAATTCGGAGCATACAACGCTTCAGATTTCAGACGAGCGCTGGAAACCTCTCAAGATATTGAGAGGTTTATACCAGACAATGTTGACGCGGAAGAGGTTAGAAGAATCCTGGGTTTTTTAACATCATCCAAAGAAGTTGGGAGCACCTCCCCTTCTACTTTGGATGAGAGTCTGATAATTAAACTAATCTATGAAATGTTATCTGAAAGTTCTTGGCAACCCATAGCCAAAGCTCGCATGCGCAAATCAATGCATAGACTGTTGAGGGGTGGAAATAAAAAAGCGGCAAAGCATGGTGCACCATTTTCTAAAGATTTGAGTATTGGCAATTCCAACGCCTTCTTAGCTAAAGAATCGGAAGAGAAAGAAGAAGAACAAATAGAAGAAATATCCGCCATGGCAGCAGGTTCTGTTGAAATTGGCTCTGCCCCCATGGGTAGAAAGAGTCCGTACGATGTCTGGAGGACAGCCAGAAAGAAAACAAAAGGCAAGAAAGATAAAAATCGCCACTAATTATACAAGAGGAGTATGCAAAAAATGACGTCTAGAGAAGAATTTGCCCAAGAAATGCTTTTGAGAGAAAATGTTCGAAAAGCGATAATAGTTGCGCAAAGGAAGAAGCTTAACGAGGGCAGTGATAGTGTTTTGAGAAGAATCCATCTTCGATCGATATTAAAGGATTTGATATTGGAAGCTGCCGCCGATCCCGATGAAGATCCACATCCAAGCACTGGTATAAATATACTCCGAGACTTGATTAAGAATTCTAACTTCTTAAAAACTATTAGGACTGGATACAAAGCCTTAACTACTGCAGAAGAACAAAGAACTTCATACAGGGCGCATATGATTAGCGCCATACAGCATGCTTTAGCTCCGGTTATGATGAATAGTGACGCAGGAACTGGAAAAGGTGATATCCATGAAGATATCGATATCGAGGTAGAAGAGGAAGAGAAGTTCATAGAAGGTGAGCCAGAAAATGCGCCCACGGCTGCAGAGGAAGAGGAAGAGGTAGAGTCAGATCCCAAGGATGACTTCGGTTTAGAAGGGGAAGAGATTACCGGTAGAGATAGAGCGTACGAAGACTTCAAAGATATAGAACAGACAATAATAAATAGTTTTGGGATGCTCAGCAATCCTGATGATCAGGAGAAGTTTTATGATTACTTGATAGCTAATACAAAACTATATTTTGATAGGTTTGAAACTGAATTACAGGCAAAGGTAGAAGAACCTACAAATTCAGAATATGATAATGCTGAAACTCCTGAGCCCGAGTCCGATGTTCCGGAAGAAGAATCCTTGGATATGGAAGAATTCGCTGCAGCTGCAGAATAAGCTTTACTTTTTCTGAAAAATATGTTATAAATAACAAGTTATAACGATTTATAATTATGAGTATGATTCAGAAAAAGAAAAGAAACAAATATTATGATTATAGTATATCTAGAAAATTAAAAGCTAAAAATAAAATAACAAATCAGTTTGAAGTAATGCTAGCATCACTAGATCTAGAAGATATTATAGCTCTCAAGCTCGAGCTGGCAGCTTCGGTAGTAAAAGGTAAATTATATGGATTCCCGATATGGAATTCTTCCTTTTATATAGTTAAAGAAGCTTTAATCAAATTCTCCTTATCATCTACCACTTCTCAGAAAGAAGCTGCCAATTTATTGGGTATTAGCTTGTCTGAGCTTCGAAGAAATATAAAAAAGTTTAATATCAAAATATTAGAGGCATAAAGTATGATAATTCAAAATTTACTAGCAATAATATTGCTGCAGCCAATTATGTCCTTGCCGACACATCCCCCCAAAAGCATGACGATTAAAACTGCAACAATCTCACAATTCATGAAGTTTTGTCCAAAATTTCATGAATACCATAAGCTTCCAGTCAACATATATACGCCATCAAATTCATTAATGATGGTAAGAATCAAAAATTGTATGGATAAAAAAGATATATTAGTTATTTCATGGTTAGGTACTGGAAATGATATCGATTTAACTTTTTCAAAATTAGTAGCGCTACATTACACAGAGAACCAAAAAAACGTAGGCACAAATATCAAAATTAACTTAGTCGATATTAAAACTCAGAAAAATAAGAAGATACTAGATAAAAAACATAAGATATGGTATGTTATATATGAATTAATTAATTAATTAGAGTAGAGATATACACTAAGTGTTAATTCTCAGAGAGCTGACTAATTAATTTATAGATACGCGTCGACGTCACAAAGGAGATAAGAATAATGCCAAAATTTCATGGCCAGAACAAAAAGAGAATTGATCCAAGATACTTTTTAGAAGAAACACGCGTGGTTTCCATGATGGAGGCACCATTTCCGATAGATAAGGGACAAGTCCGCCAACACGCGAAAACACTAGCACAGAGCGATGCTAGCATGCCTGGAGACGGAGGTGAAACCGCTTCATTAATCCTACGCGGCGCCACAATGCAGCAGTTGGAAGATATTCTCTCTGATTTGCTAAGTAGCGGGGAAATAACATCAGAACAGCTTGAAGTCGCCGCAGAAAGAATGAGAGAAATTGAAGAAAAACATGGCATGCTACCAGGAGATGACAAAGATATCAATCAAAGTTCTTATGGATCGGATTATCACCCAAACGATCCGCGTTCTCCAGGATACAGCAGAAGTTAATTAATTTAGGGGGTGACCAGGTTTCGACAGGGTAAGGATAATAATGCGTGCAAGGCTGTGTGAGTAGGCACAGTAAAACTACTCAAAAACATAAATGCCAACGATAACGTTGAAAATTTCGAGGACTTTGCGCTTGCCGCATAGTTCTTGAGGAGGTTTTCCAGATACCTTCTTAACCGAACATCTGGATTTGTTAATTTATATAGCGATATATTTGATACTTAATAGTCGTCTAGTGCTAAAACTAGACTAACCTTGTGAACGACGTATTATTTGAGATGTTCTGGACGCGGGTTCGACTCCCGCCACCTCCACCAACTTTTCTCTTTTTGGAGACTATTTAATACATGAAACTTATAATGGAAAATTGGAGAAGGCATTTAAAAGAACAAGACAATTCTTTTATATGCCCACGTGGAATGTTCGTTTCTGTAATGCTGCCGCCCACTAAGCGCGAAATTGTTATACTACAAACTAGCGAGGGCCCGACTGCTTTTTACAGAAGCACCGGATCCGGAACTGCAGGAAGAAATACAGAAGATATGTGGTTGCCCATGGGTGGAGTTGGCCAACATAATGGCGATCCTTGGATTATGAAACTACCTTCTAGTCACCCACAAGCGAAAGGTTCTAAATTCCCCAAAGAAGAATCAGAGTTTTGGAACATTGGAAAGGGGCTGGCTCGCTGTTTCGAAAAAAGCCCGTTTGTTTCCAAGGATTGGACAGAATATCTTACAAAATTTAGACTCCCTTCCTATGAACAGGTAGAGGAATACGCAGGTATTTTTCGAATTACTTATGGCGCAATGATTGTCAACCACTGGTTGAATAGTAAGGGTGCGCTAAAAACAGATTGGCAGTCTGGAGGGATATACGGATCTGTTGATCATCCGGTATCTGGGGAAGAAGAAGTATCTGGATATACCACTGATCTCGCAGGGTTAACTGTACGCGGGATTCACAGCATGGTGTGGAAAAATTCGCAAGAACAAGACACACACAACATATGAAACTCATAATGGAAAGCTCGAGAAGAACATACAAAGAAGACAACAGAACTAATTAATATTTGACTTTTCTTCATTGTTGCACTATATTTAAACTAGGAGGAAATAATTATGGCATATTCAAAAGAGGTATTAGATCACTATGAACACCCACGAAATGTTGGGTCTTTTGACAAACACGATGATAGTGTTGGCACTGGCCTTGTCGGTGCACCCGCCTGTGGCGATGTTATGAGGTTACAGATTAAAGTGAGCGATGAAGGAATAATAGAAGATGCAAGATTTAAGACATATGGGTGCGGTTCTGCTATAGCTTCTTCCTCCCTTGTCACTGAGTGGGTTAAGGGTTTAAATCTGAACGACGTTCTGGATATCAAAAATACAGATATAGCGGAACACCTTAGTCTCCCACCGGTAAAGATCCATTGCTCTGTCCTAGCCGAGGACGCCATCCGGGCGGCCATCGCGGATTATAAAGACAAGAAGGGCATCGAGTAGGGGAGGAAGCATTATGATTGGTTTAAACGAAACAGCTGCCGGTAAAGTCATCGAGTTGATAGAGAAGCGTCCGAATCAAACTGCCGGCTTACGGGTGGGCGTACGTGGCGGAGGCTGCTCTGGATTCACATATTTTCTGGAATTCGTGGAGTGCGGAAACAAAGGTGACAAAGAGCTGGATTCCCACGGAGTGACTCTCTTCGTCGACCCCAAGAGCTATCTCTACCTGATGGGTACTGTGATTGACTTTGTCGATGGGTTGGGTGGTTCAGGATTTAAGTTTACCAATCCGAATGCCCGGCGAACCTGCGGATGTGGTGAGAGCTTTAGCGTCTAAGTGCCACCCAACAGTCAAATATTATCTTGACATTACACCACATATGCGCTATAATGATATATTATGGAGGAAGTAATTGTGAATAACTATATTATGAAATTTTTCAACCCAAAACTGGAAGAATGGGCATCAAAAGATACCGAGCAAATTTCTTTTCCTGAAGCTGTCCGCGCGGCATACCTTCAAAGGATATCTCTGGGGCTTAACTGGGAAATAGTTAGTGTTTCAAAACTTAATATTACCTCGAAAAATCCTTCAAGATAGGGTGGGAATGTCTAATTATTATGATTCGCATTATAGGCAAAATACCCTCGAGGGTTACGGTTGCATGTTCTGGAGGAGTTGACTCTATGGCAGTAGTTAACTTTCTAATGGAAGGTAAGCGAAAAGTTCAGTTAGCTTATTTCAATCATGATACTCCGCATTCGAAGGAGTCAGAAAGTTTTGTAAGAGAATATTCAGAAAGAAACAATTTAAATTTAATAATTGGCAACGTGCAGGGGAACAGAGAAAAAAAACAGTCATTGGAAGAATATTGGCGTGATGAAAGATATAGATTTTTAGCTAGCTTGGATAGCCAGTTTATTATAACATGTCATCATCTAGATGACGTAGTGGAAACATGGCTTTTCAAGTGTATACATGGTAATCCAGGATTAATCCCTTATCATAGGAGTTCGAATATTTATCGCCCGTTTCTAATGACTGAGAAGCGGGAGTTTGTCTCTTATGCGAAGAGAAGGGAGATATCCTGGGTGGAGGATCCTTCGAATCGTATGACTAAAAACATAATGAGAAATCATATCAGACACGATATGATGCCACATGTGCTTAAAATTAATCCGGGTATTCGTACAACTATTCGTAAAAAATTAATTGAAACTTACGAAGGAAGTGGTGTATAATAAATATCTATGGACCTCTAGCTCAATTGGTTAGAGCATCCGGCTCATAACCGGGAGGTTCACGGTTCAAGTCCGTGGAGGTCCACTATACTATAATAGGAGAGCTGTAGTGAAATATGATTGGATATCCGAGTTGGGAGAAGATAAGAAGAATACTTCTGAAGCTGAGTCAAAAGATGCATCGGCAACTGCAAGTCATAATGTCGTAGATATTGTAAATAACAGAATATATTTTTACTCCTCAGTTGATAAATTGAGGGTACTTAAACTAAACAAAGCAATCCATAGCTTAGGAATAACCCTTTGTCAAAGAGCTGCGCACATGAATACAGAACCGCTACCAATAGAAATATTAATTAATAGTTTTGGAGGAAGCGTGTTTTCAGGATTTGCAGCAGTAGACTATATTTTGAATGCAAAAGTTCCTGTAATAACAACCATCGATGGCTGTGCAGCCTCAGCAGCTACGATGATGAGTGTCGTAGGGACTCACCGAAAAATGAATAAGAATTCTTTTATGCTAGTTCATCAGTTGTCTAGCGGCATGTGGGGAAATTTTAGGCAGCTTAAAGACGACATAGAGAACTGCGAACTTTTAATGCGAAAGATAAAAAACATTTATAGGGAGCATACAAAAATTCCAAAAAGGAAGATGGATGAAATACTTAAACATGACTTATGGTGGGACTCTACAACGTGCTTGAAGTATGGATTAGTCGACGAGATAATTTAATTTAGGGGAAAACAATATGTCTAGAATATCACTAGCAAACGCGAAAAAACTATTACAAGGAATTATGAGTCATAATTCTTTGGATGATCGTCTGGGTATTAATTGGGACAACTTCCGCAATGTAAGGGGAGAAAAGGGTACATTTCGAATCACTGCTGACAAAATATCACTCACAGGATTGATATACATGCTAGAGCATGAATCAATTGAAGATGTCTACTTTCATCCTTCTGTTGCTCCACCCCGAGATGGAATACAATCAACTGCTATGAGATATCATCTATACGTTATTTTTCTATAATTTCTAGAAACGTTGTAGGTTCTTTCTCGCGAGGGTTGTCATAATTAGCCTTAGCGGCTCGCTTTATAAACTTTAATGTTTTTTCGTACGTGGTAGCTATCGACATGTGCGAGAATACTCTTGAAGCTGCGAATATTATACCAACTATTTCATAACTTTCATTAAAAACAGGGCTACCAGATGAGCCTCCCACAGCAGGTACGGTATACATGTCTGTTTCTTCTGGCATCATTGTTCCGCTGTAGAAACCAGCTAATATCGGAACTGCAGGGGGATGAAATATGCCAGCTGGTGCAGCTATATTATAAACTTTGTCACCAACCTCCGGCTTTCTGGGCGAGAATCTAACATATTCTTTATTTTTCATGTCACGGGAATATAGCAGACATAAATCTATTCCATTTTTTAATTCATAATACCTGACGTCAGCGCTGTACTTTTCTCCTTCTGTCGTCTGAAGCATTATGTATCTTTCAATCTTTTCTATATACCCCATGCCGTGATCACCTATGCCGCCATCAGTGTTGCACATGTGTCCTGCAGACAATATTAGGCTACCGGATCCGGTGCTAGATATAATAACGCCGGATCCAGTTGATGTGTATCCCTCACCTTCTTGGCAGTGTTTGCGGGAATTCTTAAGGGGAATACATTTCTTTACTTTAACTAATCTAGTTATCTTAACAAAAGAACCCACAGGAGGTGTCTTTTTATCAATATTCTCACTAGTTAAGCGACTAGTAGGGTTAATACAGCTTACACAGCATGTACAAAGAAAACACACTATAAGGGTAGAGATAGAATATAAGAAGAAGTGTAACCTCATACTAATAACTATAACGAAAAAAGAAATTTATTTTAAAGGAAAAAAATCATGATAGAAATAATTGTAATAATGTGTAGCATCTTTGGATACAATTCAGGCGAAAAACTAATTGCGAATATAGAGATAAGCGAAGCGTATGAGTATCCAAAAGAGCAGACATATCAAGACAATACATATATTTTAACTCCCACGCCGTGGAAAAAGCTTAAAAAAGATAAAATCTAGAACCAATATGCTATATACTATACGTATATGAAAGAATATACGGAGAATTAACTTGGCTAAAATAACATATGTATTGGACACTAGCGTTTATCTTACAGATTCTAATTCTATAGAGTCCTATGGAAACAACGATGTTGTGGTACCGCTTAAAGTTCTAGATGAAATAGACAATCACAAAAAAAGACAAGATGTGGTAGGTTCTCAAGCCCGTGCGCTAATAAGAAAGCTCGATGCTCTGAGATCTAAGGGGAACCTTTCCAAAGGCGTTCGACTTGGGAAAGGGCAAGGACTTTTAACAGTAAAGGGGTATAATCCGTTTGTATTGCCAGATGACTTGGATTTGGAAGATTCAGATAATCAGATTATAGCCACGGCATTATCTGAGAAATCTTCGAATGTGAAGAGAAAAGTTATAGTGGTATCTAGGGATATCAACATGAGGGTGAAATGTGACTCCTTAGGCCTGTTATCTCAAGACTATGATTTAGAGAAAGTCTTTACTACGGACGAAGGGTTATATTCTGGCTTCACAACTCACTTGGTAGACGAGCAGGTTATTGATAACTTCTATGAAGATAAACCAATATTTTTAGAAGCAAGTAGTTGCAACTTGCACAGTAATCAATATGTGATGATGGTATCCAGTTCCAATGAGAAGAAAACAGCACTAGGGAGATATGTAAATCACTTAGCTCCTCTGTCTAAACCAATTACATTCAAAGCTGGTGTTTGGGGCGTACGCCCTCGCAATAAGGAACAATCCTTCGCGCTGGACTTACTAATGAACACAGATGTTCCAGTCGTGACTCTCGTCGGACAAGCTGGCTCTGGCAAGACTTTACTGGCTTTAGCTGCAGCCCTGGAACAAACGTTTGGCCAAGACAGTAGATATAAAAAAGTGGTAGTTTCAAAGCCGGTACAACCAATGGGGAAAGACATAGGTTTCTTACCAGGAACCCTGGAAGAAAAAATGATGCCATGGCTTGCTCCGATTCAAGATAATCTACAGTACTTATTTGGAAATGACAAGATGACATTGGACATGTATGTCCAAGAGGGTAAAATAGAAATTGAAGCGATGACATATATCCGCGGCCGCTCAATAGCTAATTCAATAATCATAATTGATGAGGTGCAGAACATGAATCAGCATGAAATAAAAACTGTCCTAACTAGGGTTGGAGAAGGAACTAAAATAATCTTAACGGGAGATATAGAACAGATAGATAACGTCTACATCGATGAAACTAACAACGCCCTGTCATACGTCGTAGAAAAGCTCAAGAGTGAGGAAATTTCTGGACATATAACACTGATAAAGGGAGAAAGATCTAAAGTTGCGACAATTGCCGCAAAGCTTTTATAGAAAATAGAGGATAATATGAATATTAAATTTACAGAAAATGAAGAAGTAGAAACTGCAATCGATACACCAGTACAAGAGACAAGTCACCTTCAGAAAATACTAGTTAATTATGTTGGCAACAAAAAGAATCCTGAAAATGACGAAGTGACAGTATCTATGATAGTAGACACGGTAGCAGAAGATTTTCCTGAATTTCTTTTGGTAGTGGCGGAAGAAAACTGGGTAAGAGGGTACCAGCAGGCATTAAACGACATGACATTCAAAGATATGAAGGGTAAAGGCTTTTATACGGACAATGGCGAGGTAGTTTCTTCTGAGCTATCGCCGGAGATAAAAGTCTAGCTAACAAATGAAAAACTATATTAAAAGTTCTAGAAAAAGAAAACAACGAATGATGGGGGATGTATTAGTTATAGAGAAAGATCCTTTACCGACGTCAGTGGACATCGAAAAGGTATTAGTATCAGTCCAAGCTTCAGTACCGAAGAAATTTCTTAGAAGACTTGACTCTATATATATTGGGAAGTTTAAGGACTTAGAAGATAGAAGTTTAAATGCTATGTATAGTGATGGAGCGATTTACGTCACTAATAATCAAGCATCCGTCGAAGACATCACGGAAGATATTGTCCACGAGGTGGCACATGCGATAGAAGATGAAATTTCTTCGGAAATATATTCGGACGGCAGTATAGAGTCAGAATTTCGTGGAAAAAGAGAAAGGTTATATTTTATGCTAAAAGAAGAGGGGCATGATGTTGAGTTGGCTAATTTATTGAATCTAAATTATTCTAAAATTTTTGATTCCTTCTTATATAACGAGGTTGGGTACCCAATGTTGTCTGCTATTACTGTTAACTTGTTCTACTCTCCCTACGGGGCAACTTCTTTGAGCGAATATTTTGCTAATTGTTTTGAGGCATACTTTCTCAAAAGAGATTTGCAGAGGGTTAAGAGAATAAGTCCTAATGTGTTTGCAATATTAGAAAAAATAAGTTATAATGAGGAGGAAGAATAAAATGAGAGAGAAGAGCATAATATCCGACAACAATGTTAAATTTAGCATTATTGAGACAGACGAAGAGTTTATTGTAGAAGCTAAGGTGCCGAAGCGTAGAGTTGCAGGTGATGTTAAAGTCAGATGCGACATAAAGGATGTGAAAGGAGTACTCAGCACTATCGCTGAAATATCATCATTAACTCTGAGTGAATCCCCGTCGGAAATATTGACAAACTCTAAAAACCAACATTTAAACGGAAGGTGGATTTTTGAAAAACCAAAAAACCAAAAGAAACAACATAAGAGCCCAAGAGTCCGAAAAGACAGTACGGACACAATCAGCCAAAAGAAAGAAGACATCATCGACGCCACCGCCGAAGAAACAACTTCAACCGCAAAAAGTACATCACCAAGAAAAAAGTCCGGAACTAGTTTCCGTGAACGAACTCGCGCAATTGCTAATAAAAGAGAGAAAGTACAAGAGTAGGGGCAGAATAAGTTACTCGGAACTTAAGATATGGAATGAGTGCTCGTTCAAGCATATGCTCTCATATTTCGAAGAAATACTACCATTCACCGGAAACGAATACACTGCTTTTGGTACTGCAATACACTCTGTTTGTGAAATCCTGATAGTCGATGAACACGTCGATGCAAAGAAATTCTTTAGGGAATATTTTCTTAAAGAATTGAGAACTCTAAAGTCGTCAGGGTATGATTTAAACCCATCGATGATACGAGAAATGAAGCTTCAAGGGGAAAATATATGCCAGTATATTTTACCATCCGTGAAGGACACTTTCGGCAAATACGAAATATTGTCAATTGAGGAGAAATTAATGGAAGACATCGATATGTTCGAATCTGGGGGGATGAAATTCAAAGGATTTATAGATCTTGTTCTTAAGACGGAAGATGGAAAAATACACATAATTGACTGGAAAACTTGCTCATGGGGATGGGATATGAAAAGGAGAACGGATCCTATCGCGACATATCAGCTTACATTGTATAAATACTTTTATGCGAAAAAATATGACATGTCGCCGGAGCATATAGAAACTCACTTTGCTCTCTTGAAGAGAACCGCAAAGAAGGAAAATGCGGAAATATTTAGAGTCACTAGCGGGGATAGAAAAACAAAGAACGCCATGTCTCTCCTAGAAAGGGCAATAAAGAATATTAATGCTGAAAATTTTATTAAAAATAGGTTATCATGCTCTAGATGTCAATATTACAAAACGGAACATTGTCCGGGATAACAGGAACATACATGCAAGAGAAAAAAAAGATAATAACAATATCGGATAGCCCATATTCTCCATCTGGAGTTGGCATGCAGACTAGATACATGATAGAAGCTTTACTGGCTACAGGTAAATACACTATTGTGTCTCTTGCCGGCGCTATAAGACACAACGACTACTCCCCTATCAAAAGCCCAGAACACGGCGCGGACTGGGTGACATACCCAGTTGACAACTACGGATCTGAAGAATTAATACGATCGTTAATGATAAACGAGAAGCCAGACGTCGTCTGGATAATGACAGATCCTAGATTTTGGACTTGGCTGTGGGCAATGGAGAACGAAATAAGAGAGAAGTGTCCGTTGGTTTATTATCATGTCTGGGATAACTACCCATATCCAAAGTATAACAAGACATACTATGATTCTAACGATTTAGTTGTGACAATAAGTAAAGTTACTGACGATATCGTCCGGACAGTTTCTCCTGACGTGGAGTGCAAACACTTGCCACACGCTGTACCGTCTAATATTTTTTATAGCAGGGAATTGGTAGACACCGGTGTCATAAACCTCAAGGAGAATACAATTAAGGATAGATTTGTTTTCTTTTGGAACAACAGAAATGCTAGAAGAAAGCAAAGTGGATCTTTAATATTCTGGTTTAAAGATTTTTTAGATATTGTTGGACATGACAAGGCAGTGCTAATTATGCATACCGAACCGAAAGATCCTAATGGGCAAGATTTGGAAGCCATACTATCCGAGCTTGAACTTACAAATGGAGAAGTGATGATATCTACTGTTAAGACTTCCACAGACAGGCTAGCAGACTTGTATAACATGGCAGACTGCACTATTAACATTTCAGACGCCGAAGGTTTCGGCTTGGCTACTCTCGAATCTCTCTCCTGCGGCACTCCAATCATCGTCAATATGACAGGCGGCTTGCAAGAGCAAGTCACTGACGGCGTTAATTGGTTCGGAATAGGGCTAGAACCCGCCTCTAAGGCTATTATCGGCTCACAGAGTGTACCGTACATATATGAGGATAGAGTCGCTAAGAAGGACGTTCTAGGGGCTATGCTGAAGATATATAACATGAGCGAGTCTGAGCGAAAAGAGATGGGAGAGAAAGGCAGGGCACATGTTATTAAGAATTATGGGTTTGACACTTATGCTAAGACGTGGAACAATATCTTATCTGAAGTTATGGAGAAACATGGATCCTGGGATAGCAGAAAGAATTATAAGGGATGGGAGTTAAGAGAGGTATCATGAAAAAAGTATTAATAGAAGCGCCAATATTAACACAATCTGGCTACGGAGAACATTCAAGGTTTGTATATAGATCCTTGCGCGAAAGAGACGACGTTGATATTCATATACTTCCTTTGGATTGGGGATCTACTAGCTGGTGCACAGAGATAACTGCCGAAACGAAAGAGATAGAGGAGCTTATTAAGAAAACTGCTGTGCATACTGCAAATAATGAAAATCCTCAATTTGATGTGCACATCCATGTTGGCATACCAAACGAGTTTGAAAGGAAGGCGCCATATGCAGTTCATGTTACTGCGGGAATAGAGACTACGAAGATTTCGAAAGAATGGCTAGCAAAGACATTTGAGATGGATAAAATAATCGTACCATCTGAACATGCTAAGTGGGCTTTCGAGAACACTTCCCACAAGGCTGAAAAAGAAGGAAAGACAATAGAAGCAAAGTGTCAAACACCGGTAGAGGTAGTCCCATACCCAGTGCGCGATTACTCCAAGGATAATGACTTTAATTTAGACTTGAAACATGATTTCAATTTTCTTTCTGTTGCGATGTGGTGCGAGCGGAAGAACATGGATAACATGATAAACTGGTTTGTGGAGGAGTTTAAGGATGAAGAAGTGGGGTTAGTACTTAAGACAGCTTTTTCTAGGGGATCCCTCATAGATAGAAATATGATGCATCGCAAGCTCAAAGCGGTTCTTGAGAAACATGGAGACAGAAAGTGCAAGGTGTATCTGTTACACGGCAATTTGAGCAATGAGGAAATGAAGTCTCTATACACTCATAAGAAGATAAAAGCCATGGTGTCTGCAGCACATGGGGAAGGTTTTGGGCTTCCTTTGTTCGAGGCTGCATGTAACGGCATGCCAATAATCGCGCCGGCGTGGAGCGGTTATCTAGATTTTCTGCGAGCTTCGGTATTGGAAGGAAAGAAAGGGAAGAAAACAAAAAGGATGAGAGACTTCTTTGCGAAGGTTGAATATTCTATTCAACCAGTACAAAAATCAGCAGTATGGAATAACATTATAATTCCAGAATCAATGTGGTGTTTCCCGCGTGAGCCTAGCTTTAAAAATCAATTAAGGAATGTATATAATAATTATTCAACGTATAAAACCATGGCTCAAAAAAATAAGAGAAGAGTATTGCAAGAGTTCGCGAAAGAGACAGTAATGGAGAAGTTGTCTTTAGCGTTGGTGGCTCCTACTGTGATGCCTGAGGCTGAAGTAGTCTTTGTTAGTGATTATTTTCAGCATCAACTAACTGGTGGTGCTGAGATGTCCTTGCAGGCATTGATAAACGCATCCCCAACTTCGAAAGTCATAGGGATAAACTCCTCTTCTTTGGGAAAAAAGCAGATAGAGTTCTACAAGGACAAGCGCTGGGTGTTCGGAAACATCGCAAACTTGAAAGAAGGTGTAATGTCCTTAATGGAGGAGAATAAGATTAAATATACTTTTGTAGAGTTCGATTATAAGTTTTGTAAGTATCGGAACCCAGCATTATATGAAATGATGGAAGCAGAAGAGTGCAAATATTCAGAAACAATTCTGGCACAGAAGTTGCAAAATTTTATAAATGGAGCGGAATCTGTGTTCTTTATGTCTGACAACCAAAGAAGGATTTACGAGAATTCTTTAGAAAACGTAGATTTTAAAAAGTCTCATGTGTTATCTTCCTTATTCGACGCAGAGTTTTTTCAAAGAGTGGAGTCGTTAAATAAGAAGTATGAAGGCAAGAAGAATGGAAAGTGGATAGTGCTTGGATCAGAGAGCTGGGTTAAGGGCGCTGCCGAGTCAGAGGCGTGGTGTAAAGAACACAACAAATCATACGAGGTGGTGAACGGGCTCGATCCGCTAGACTTTTTAGAAAAGTTGGCAGAATCAGAAGGTGTTTGTTTCAAGCCAGTAGGCTTAGATACCTGTCCTAGATTTATCATCGAAGCAAAGCTTCTAGGATGTAAACTTGAATTGAACGAGAATGTACAACACCGCGACGAGGGTTGGTTCAATACATCTGCGGAGGAGATGAAAGAATATTTGCAATCGCGATCGTCTTTTTTCTGGGAGAAAGCATTTCCAAAATGGAACAACATTTCACTATAATAATACCAGCTTACAATTGCGAAAAGTGGGTTAAGAAAAATTTAAATTCTGCATTAAATCAGGAATATACGAATTACGAGGTGATATATATCAATGATTGTTCGACTGATAACACTGGAAATGTCGCCGGCAAAATGTTATCTGACTCGCGAGTTGCTAGCAGATATATAGAGAATAAAGAAAACAAAAGAGCATTACCTAACCTAGTAAGAGCAATAAACGAAGCTACTCCGGGCACCATAGTCCTTGCTTTGGACGGTGATGACTGGCTAGCCAACAAGGGGGTACTTAAAAGACTCAACGAGCTTTACACGTCCGACATATGGATAACCTCGGGTTCCTATATTGACAATGTGCACCACAACATCAGTCGTCCAAAGATACAAGTTGGCTTTTGGGAGCAGAATATTAGAAAGGTGGACTGGACATTGTCGCACCTTAGGACGTTCAGAAGGAGCCTTTTCTTAAAAATTAAGGAAGCTGATATGATGGACGTCGATGACAGTTATTTTAAATTTACGTGGGATCGTGTTATAATGTATCCTATGGTAGAGATGGCTGGCGAGAGACACTTTATGCCAATAATGGAAGTCATGTACGTTTATAATAGAAGAAACCCCATATCGGTTGATAGAACCCATCGTCATGATCAGATAAGAATCGAATATATGCTTCGAGATAAAAAACCGTACGAAAAAATAGAAAATTTATGAATTTATTATTAGATAATGTTGACGTCAGCTCAACGTCTGGCCCAAACCACTTTGGAAAAAAGCTAAAAAAGTATCTGAAGAAGAAAGGTGTTAAATTCGACAGTACTAAGAAGCCAGACATACAGCTTTCTTTTATAGAGTCTCGCAATGTGCTGCCACAGATTCCTATAATTCAGAGACTCGATGGAATATACTTTAATAAGACATTTGATTTTGGAAAGCAGAATTCAAATATTCTTAGTACGTACAAAGGCGCCAAGGGGGTTGTGTTCCAAACAGATTTCAACAGGAGATTGACATTTCAATATTTCGGATATCATGAAAACTCAACAGTAATAAGGAACGGAGCTGATATGGAGTTGATATCAGAAGTCGAGCCGCTAAACAATGAACTGCTAGCTAGATATGAAAATGTCTGGTGTTGCGCTTCTTCCTGGCGCCCACACAAGAGATTAGAAGATAATATTAAATATTTCCTAAAGAAATCAGACAATAACGATTGTATGGTTGTTGCCGGTACAACAGACAGAGTAATTGAGCATGAAAGGGTGTATTATGCTGGAAACCTTCCAGTGGAGAAACTTTTGTCTCTTTATAAAACATCGAAATACTTTGTTCATCTCGCATGGCTCGATCATTGCCCAAATGTGGTTGCCGACGCGAGAGCTAGCGGGTGTGAAATAATATGCTCATCCACCGGAGGTACAAGAGAAATTGCGGGCCCTAATGCCCGTATTGTTATGGAAACGGAGTGGGACTTTTCTCCCGTAGACTTGTATGATCCTCCGAAAGTAGACTACAGTTACTCAACGATTAACGGCGTAATCGGCGACAACAGTGTTGATATGACGTCGGTTTCTCAAAAATATTATAATTTCTTGGAGAAAAACATATGAAAACAATAAAAGGCTTGCTTTATGAGCCAGGGGTTAGTGTTTTGTGTGGCTCTTACAATGCAATGATAGCAAAGTTAGCCGAAAACGCAGGCTTCGATGGAGTTTGGCTATCCAGCTTTGAAATGCATGCATGGAATCGATTTCCTGACGCCTCTATTTTAAACGTTGCAGACTATTCTGACGCGATAAGTAAGATAAGTGATAGGATCAACGTACCAATATTGGTAGATGCAGATGAGGGCGGCCCTAGCGCTATAAACACTATTAGGATGGCTAGAGAATACTCGAAAGCCGGAGCCTGGGGCATGTGCATCGAGGACAACCCTTCTCCAAAACGATGTTCTTTTTACGGAATGAAGATGGATTTAGAAAAGACAAGCATAATGGTTGGTAAAATAAAAGCTGCCATAGAAAAGAGCGGCAAAGATAATTTCGCAGTTATTGCAAGAACGGAGTCGCTAATACAGGGGCACGGATTCGACGTAGCAATCGAAAGAGCCAAGGCGTATACTGCAGAAGGCATTGATGGCTTCCTAATCCACAATAAAGACAACACTCCAGAGAATGTATTAAGATTTGCAGACATGTATCACGCGGCAGGTATGACAACTCCACTAGTTTGTGTACCGACTACATATAACCAAGTCACTGTTAAGCAATTAGGCGAAGCGGGGTTTAGCATGGCTATATATGCCAACTATTCAGTAAGAGCGGCAGTGAAGGCGCTTGAATCCATGTTCGAAAAAATGATAACTGGTGGCAGCCTATCTGCAGGAAACGAGGATGTTGTGCCTATGAGCAAGATATTTGACTTAATCGCGGTAGAAGAGCTTAAGGAAAATCAAAAGAAGTATGGCTCCTGAAGATGTCTACAACTATGCAATAGGCATAGGCTGCAATTTCTTTACAGGTGTACCAGACAGCCTTTTGAAGGAATTCCAAAATAAAATAATCAATTCAGGATATACTAATGTTATAGCCACCCATGAATCTCAAGCTGTAGCTATAGCCTTTGGTGCCGAACTGGCAGGCAAGAAAGCGTGCGTCTATATACAAAATTCTGGGCTTGGAAATGTTATAAACCCGCTAACAAGCTTGTGTATTCCGTGCGGAGTAGAACCACTTATTGTAGTAGGCCACAGACACACGCTCCAACAACACAGGGTAATGGGCGAGATTGATGAGGAGCTTTTAAACCTTGTAGGGTATAAGAATTACGTAATTGTTGCTGGGAATAACAATGTTAAGTAAAGAAGACGCTATAAAGCATATATTTCAAAAGCATGGGAAAGACTCATTGTTCGTTACAAATACTGGATATATATCCAGAGATGTATATGATCAGTTTCCTACTAGCAGAAATATATTTTATATGCAGGGAAGTATGGGACTATCTCCCTCGATAGCTCTTGGTTTAGCGATGAATACTCACAGGGATGTCATCGCCCTTGTCGGCGACGCCTCATTGTTGATGCATTTAGGCATAACACACACGATAAGAGATATGAAATTATCTAACCTCTATGTCTATGTCCTCGACAATGGATGTCACGAGTCGGTTGGAGCTTACCCCTGCTCAGAGTTGGAAGATAGCTATCCCGGAATTCATGAAGTCATTAAGATAAGGGTTTCGAAGAAAAATAGTAGGGTGGCAATCACGCCTATCGAGAATGTTCTTTTGTTCAAGGAGTTCATTAATGCAAAAGATTCTTCTTAATCCCGGCCCAACGAACACAAGTTTTTGGACTAAGTTTAGTCAGTGGTTTGGTAGCGATGTTTGCCATCGGACTGATAAATTTTCAAAAGATTTTTCCACACTCCAGTCTTTATTGCTGGCAAGGTACGGCGACATAGATGTGAACATCGCGATTATGGGAGGCTCTGGCACTTTGGCTTTGGAGTCTATGATATCTACCTTGTGTCCGGATAACACTCTGTTCATCAACGCTGGCTCGTATGGGAAGAGGGCACTGGAGATAGCCGCTAGATATTCTATTAAATGCTCCTACCTTGAGTGTAGGCAATTGGAAGATATGAAAGTGAATAACAACGCTAAGCATGTATATTTCGTAGAAAACGAAACAAGTACTGGAGAACACTTTTCTTTAGCTAAAATGTGTGATATTTATCCGAATGCAAAGTTCTTTATTGATGCAACCTCTTCTTTCGGAGCTAGTGATTATTCTGGATTTCATGACAGAATTGCAGCAATATCGTTTTGTAGTAATAAATGTTTGCAGTCAACGCCAGGTTTGGGAGTTGTTCTCTGGGGTAAACATTGTGAAACTAGGGTTGGGAGTTATTATGGGGATTTGAGTCGCTACGGTGAAGGTAAATTGCCGTTTACTATCCCAGTGCAGTCTGTTTATGCACTTATCAGCACCCTCGAGCGAGGGAATAATAACAAACAGTTATTCGATAGAAGGAGAGGATTAATAATACGGGAATTTCAAAGCATAGGAATAGATTGTTTAAATCAGAATCCCTCGAATTCGATAATCGCCTTCAGACATCCTTACATGAATTACAATCAGTTAAAAGATTTTTTATATGATAGGGGAATCGTGATATACTCTGGTATAGCTAACGAAAAAAATAGCTTTAGATTGTCGACTATGAGCACTAAGTTCGATAAAAGTTTCAGGAAGATTAGGAGAGCATTCAATGATTCGTGTGTACACAGATATGGCTGCCGACATGTTTCATGTTGGCCATTTAAATTTGATAAAAAGGGCTAAAGAGTTCGGAGAATACTTAATAGTGGGGGTACACTCTGACAAAGCTATGGAAAAGTATAAAAGAAAGCCAATAATTCCTGAAGAAGAGAGATATCAAATTATTGAAAGTTGTAAGTACGTTGATGAAATAGTGAGAGGAGCACCTCTAGTCATGAATGAGGGATTTATCATCAATAACAGTATAGATTTAGTTGTCCGCGGCGACGATATAACGGAAGAGCACCTTAGGCAGCAAAGTGTCCCAATAAATATGGGAATAATTAGATATGTTCCAAGGACTCCTGGAATCTCTACTAGTGGAATAATAAAGAAAATAGAGGAGAGAATAAAACATGATAGTAATTAGTTCAACCGGCGGCAGTGGATCGAGCTTTGTAGCTGATCAGTTTTCTATGAACCATTGGAAAGTTTGTCTTCGGCCAGATGGGGGACAACAGAAAGCAACACACTCAGAAAAACAAATTTATGATGAAAGAACTATCCCGCACTTTGAATCTCTTTTAGGGAAAAAGCCAAATCAGGAGCAGATGTTTGAAGAAGCTTATGTGAAATTAAGAAAAGCGAAAAATGACAATTTAATGTTATTATGTATGACTTGGGGAGGCTTGGGATATTTGAACAATATTGAGGAAAAGACAATATTTCTAGTAAGGGATCCTGTATTCGCTTTTAACTCATACTCCGGCGGTGGATGGAGAAAGGAGGGAGGACAGCGCCGAATAAAGTATGTCGGAGCATCTGGCGCCAATGATAAGAAGTGGATAGACTTATGGTTGGGGAAGTTTGCGCATTGGAAGCAGGGTGCGCTACATGCTATTAATTCAGCAAAAGAAGGCAATGGCCACCTTGTCAGATATCACAGCTTTGCAAAAGACTGGGAAAAGATAGAAGGCGTCCCACCGATACATAAAAATTTTAAAAGCAAAGATGAAATACTGAAACTTCAGGGCTTTCTGTCCGCTGAAACTATAAAGTACATTAGAGAAGAAACAAACGATGTCTGGAAGGAAATCAAGTCGTTTAGTCATGAGTGATGAGTTTATAGGTAGGAAAAACAACACTCTAGGTGTTAATGATCTCAGAAAGTATTTAGCTAACAAAAAGGAGACTTCGAAACAGAAAAATCTCCTCATTAAGTTGGAAGAATATGTAGAGTATAAAGCTCCTAAGGAAAATGTCAAAGTTTTATTAATATCTCTTCCAATAACTATACCAAAATATATGCAGAAAAGATGTATACCTCCATTAGGAATATCATATATCGCTGCCTCCCTAGAAAAGAATAAAATAGATGTTGATATCATCGATTGTTGTGTAGAAGGCTGGGATATAGAGAGATATAGTGGAAATATGGTTACATATGGCATACCACCATCACAACTTGGAGAAAGACTAAAAGAAGTAAATCCAGATATAGTAGGAATAAGTCTTTTGTTTTCAACAGATATGAAGAACTTATATGAGGTAAGTTCGGTAGTGAGAGAAAGCCTCCCGAACACAACAGTCCTTGTTGGGGGGTTACACCCAACAATATACCCAATTGAAATGTTCGAATTAGATTTAGAGCAAAATAAGAGGAGAACTATAGATTTTGTGCTAAGGGGAGAAGGCGAGGAAAGGCTGGTTGAGTTTGTTGGGGATTTAGAGAATGGTGTTGTAAATATTAACGCTGACGGCTTAGTCGGATTTGTGGGTGATAAATTTATTTACAATGAACAGGTTGAAAACATAAAAGATTTAGATTCGATACCATTTCCTGCGTACCACCTGCTTCCGATGGAGAAGTATTTCAATATTAATGTTCCATTTTCGCCAGTACCACAGGGAGACAGGGTTTTACCAATGTTGACAACTAGAGGCTGTCCAGTTGGTTGTACCTTTTGCGCAAATACAAATACTTGGTGGAAACATAGAAAAAGATCTGTTGCGAATATAGCTGAAGAAGTTAAGTACCTTAAGGACAATTTCCAAATAGATGAGTTGCAGTTTGCTGATGATAATTTAACTTATGATATGAAACATGCAATTGAAAAGTTCAAAGCTATAAAGGAGTTTGATTTACTGTGGTGTACCCCAAACGGAACAATGATTAATAAACTAACAGAAGAACTGATAACTATTATGGCAGAATCAGGGATGTATCAAATAACTTTATCAATGGATAGTGCCGTGGCAAGAACTTTGAAGGAGTTACATCACAAGCCGGTAAATTTGAACACCATACCTGGATTGATAAAAAGGTGTAAAGAGCTGGGTGTGTTTGCTCATGGTACATTAGTAGTAGGCATGCCTGGGGAAACGCTGGAAGAGATTTCTGAAGGATTCGAATATGTAAAGAATGATCTTGACTTTACAAGTGTTTCTGCTTTTATTGCTGCCGCCATCCCCGGCTCTGAGCTTTATCATGATATGCTGGACTCTGGAAAAATATCGAAAGAAGACGCTCGCGAAATTGATACAACGAAATCTAAGATATCACTATCTAATATAGAACCAAAGGCATTAGAGGACATGATAGAGACGTTCCAATCAGAATTTCTCGAGATAGTGAAATACAGAGATCCGGAAGAGTATCAAAGAAAATACTCTAAACTAATAAAATCTGGCAGGTGGGATGAAGATCAATGCGGAGGAAAATTAACATGAAGAATTTAACAGAAGATGAGGTAAGGAAACTAAGTGGCATGCCTGACGCGGCGTTTAACCAACATGTCCTATGGGACAGCACGGGACTCAACCCGGACAACTGCAATAAAATCTTGTTAATATACAAGAAAGTTGTCAATCATTTTGATATCAAGTACTGGCTTACTTACGGTACGGCTCTAGGATTTTACAGATCTGGTGATTTTATTCCATGGGATGATGATATCGACAGTCACATAGACGGACATAAAATGTTAGAAGTTGGGGTAGAGAATATTAGGCAGAAATTTATAGATGAGGGGGTTGTCGTACGATCGAAAGAACGAGGGCTGAATAGTAAGATGAGCCTTTTCTATGGAGGGGTTAAAATGCAATTGCAGGGGGTGTACGAACAAGACGGAATGATGCATGCAAAGTTGTTTCATTATCCAATCGAGTTTTATAATAACTCCCAAGTGTTTCAATATCGAGGAGAAGAGTATACCTTGCCAGGGCCGCCTGACAGGTATTTGACGTTTTGTTATGACGAGAACTGGAGTACTCCGCAAGACATAAAGGACTGGAGAGATTATATGAACCCCAAGCAGCTCAAGAGTAGAAGATGGCTTTCTGATTACGACTCTTATAATGCTAATAAGATCAAAGGAAAAAAAATAAATGATAGTAAAGAAGAGAGTTGATGGATTTAATTGGACTTTGGATACATCTGATGGCGGAATAGGCATAGTTTTAGCCGGCTCTGACACTGATGGCAAAAATGCAAATTTTGCAAGAGAGAGATTGTTCATGCTCACACTAGATTCAGTCGTAACCTCCGGCATGACGTGTATTGATGTCGGGGCGAATATAGGATATGCGACAATGTTTATGGCAAGAAACTGTGGAAATCCGGAAAACGTGTATGCAATAGAGCCAGATGCTCATAACGCTAGTTTTTTAAAATTAAATTTGATAAGCAATGGTTTCGAAAATTGCAATACAAGTGATCTTCTAATATCGGACACAAATGGGGAAAGAGATTTTTGGATAGCCAGGCACCCAAACTTAAATAGCGTTAGCAAAACAAAGCATAGTATTAGGAAAGAAAGGGTTCGAAGTGTTACCCTAGAAACCTTCTGTAAGGATCAGAATATATATCCAAATTTTATAAAAATGGATATTGAGGGACACGAGGTTGATGTATTTAACGGGGCATATAACTTCTTTAAAGAAAACGAGGGAGAGACTCATTTTTTGCTCGAAGTACATCCAAAAATGTATAATAGCGAAAATGATTTTGCTAAAACTTTAAAGCGTTATGAAGGTATAGGGTTCAGAGTTAAGCTTTTAATTGCAACTCCAGTGTCTAACCCTGCCCCATTTAAAAAGTTGGGGTACAAACCAGTATTGCAAGTGCCATCTGACGGCTGGATTAGGAGTATCTATGTTGACGTGGACAATGATGAAGCTATCAGGATATGTACCAGTTTACACGCCGATGTTCCTGGTGGGAAGTCTGTCCGCGCAATCCTGGTATCCAGGGAGGGGCAGTGAGAGTACTAGTTACAGGACACAAGGGCTACATAGGTAGTCATCTATTCGAGAGGCTTAAGCTGGAGGGTTATGACGTTGCTGGTATCGATTTAACTGGGTGTATTCTCGACGGGAAAGAACTACCAGGTGAAAATATATGTGATGGATATCCAGTAGAGTATTATCAATTCATGCCAGAGTTCATATTTCATTTAGCAGCCATCCCCCGCGTTGGATATAGCGTAGCTAATCCTGTGGAGGTAATGGAAAACAATATTATGTGTACAGCGAAGACTTTAAGATTCGCTAAGGTTGCCAAGTCATCATTAATATATTCGAGTTCATCTTCTGTGGAAGGTAACGGCGCCGGCCCCACAAATCCCTACGCGTTGTCTAAGTACGTAGGAGAGTTAGAGTCTGTCATGTATAACGATTTATATGATGTGCCGACTGTAAGTCTGAGATATTTCAATGTCTACTCTCACGATCAGAAAGCAGAAGGAACATATGCTACTGCTGTCTCAAATTGGATGGAATACATTAGGCAGAATAGGCCGCCGTTTATAACTGGAAGTGGAAACCAAAGAAGGGATATGGCACATGTCGATGACGTAGTAGACGCGAATATGCATAGTATGAAGAACATGCCTCACTTGAGGGGTAGAGTGTTCGACGTCGGTACAGGAGATAATATATCTTTAAACGAAATGAGGGACATAGTTCTCGAGGTTTTTCCTGGCTTGCGGTTCGAATATAAGTCCGGCCGCCCTGGAGAAGTAACAGAAACAAAAGCAAATATTAAAAATTTTAAAAAAGCCGGCTGGAGTGGTAAAATACCTATCAAGGCCGGAATAAAAGAGTGCTTTGAAAGACTAAAAGGAGAAATACAATGAAACTATCTAACCAAGCTATGGGTGCCATCATGATGGCGCTTCAAAAATGCCTAATGAATCAATCTGATGTCACAGAGATATTAAACACATTCACATTTCAGGTTGATGAGAATGAGCAGCTGATAGTCAATAACCCGCCAGTTATTGATGTTAACGAAACAGAGGAAAACAACTTTACAGTTGGTAGTGACTGATGCCCAGATACACTTATAAATGTAGTGCGTGTTTAGAGGAATTCGTCTTAATCCATATGATGAGCGAGACAAGAACAGACTGTCAGAAGTGCCACAAGAAGCTATGTATTGAGAGGATACCATCCTTAATCCTGGCGCCAGTTGTACGTGCTGAGAACAAGAAAGTAGGATCTGTGGTAGAAAATTTTATCAAGTCTGCGAAAGAAGAAGTCGAGGCTGAAAAGAGAGCGCTTAAGGAGGTTGAAGCTAAATGACTATTACTATGGTGTTTCTAATAGTGTCCGGAATCATTAATGTTTTTGCGGCGCTATACGTCCGATGGCTCCTGAGTACTATGTCAGAGTTTTCAGAAAATCTTGAAACTCTTTGGGCGAATCTGGCAGGGTTCGAGACTCACGTCGACGCTATTCATGAATCTGAAATGTATTATGGAGACAGTAGTTTACAAGAGCTTATGAGTCACTCCAAATCATTAATGGCAGAAATTGTCAGCATTAAGGATATACTGCCAACATCGGCAGAATATACCTTACAAGAGGAAGAGGAAGAGGGGGAAACTCAAGATGGCTGAAATGTCCGAGCAGATAAGAATTCGTTCACGAAGAAAGAAGAAAAAGAATGATTATTTCACGAAAGAACATGAAGCAGCGATAATAAGATATGTCGCGACAGATTGCATAAAAGAAAGGACAGTGTTGTACGTAGAGTGGATACAACCAGCTTTTGATGAGATGGTAGATAAAATAATCTACACTTATAAATTTACCACCCTCCCAAATATTGATGCCCTCAAGGACGAATGTAAAGTCTGGCTGACGACTATCCTAGATAAATTTGATGCATCGAAAGGATCCAAAGCCTTTTCATATTTTTCCGTCGTTACCAAAAATTGGTTTATCCACAGAGTCAAGAAAAATTCTGCTCGCACAAAAAAAGAAGTATCTTATGAGGAGATGGTTGAACTTGGCAAGCCAGGGGTGACAGAGGTTATTTCTACGGAAGAGACATACTTGGAAAAAAGAATGGACGCTGAATTCTGGAGATTGTTGTTGACGCAAGTAGATAAGTGGGACGTGGATACCCTAAAAGAGAATGAAAAGAGGGTACTGGAGGCTGTTAAAATACTACTGAATAACGTTGAAAACATAGATATCTTCAACAAGAAGGCGGTATATTTATATCTCCGAGAAATAACGGGACTAAATACAAAGCAAGTTGTTAGTAATCTTAATAAGATGAGAGAGAAATATAGACTTTTTAGGAATAAATGGGATAGAGGCAACCTTTAAATTCTTTTAGACGTCTAATTACAGCATGAAGAAGTTAAAAGACTACATAAGCCAAGCAACATCAAATGTCAATGAGGATAGGGCCGCGACAAAATCTCTTCTTATGACTTTGATGAAGTATATTCAAACTGGTAGCGACAGGCACAAGGAGGCAGGCTTAATAGCGGCAAAATATTTAGAAACCCTGCAGAGATCGAACGAGCAACTAGTGAAGATAGCTGCGCTAGTAGCTAAAGGCGAAGCCAATAATATAGGCTTGACAGCTGAGGACAGGGACGAGCTTTTTGATATCATTAACGAATCGGAAGAGGACTGAAAGTGGCGATAGATGGTTACACCCCCGCACCGCTGGCACCGGGAAGCAATAATGCCATTGTGGATAGAGGAGGCACAACGTCTTCAGGCGCATCCGTAAATACTCGCCCTTTCGAGGGTCCACTTGATGCCGCCGCCGAGCAAAACAAGTTAGCCAACAGAAGGCATGAATCCAAGTTTCAAAACGTTCAAGGTACAGCGTACATTGCCACAGTTTACAGCGCGAGAATAATTCCAAATTCAAAAGAAGCCATACAGGCAAATTTGTCAGGGCATGTATACGGGTTTCTTTTCGTCGTAGGTAGCCTTCATGTGCTAGATCCAGCGTACGCAATTCTAGAAATCACTGCAGCAGTAGATAATATACATTCAGCTCTAGAGCCACCAACTGAGATTTCATCAATGATGACGTTAACAGATTGTATGAGAGTCTCAAGATTTCATAAATTTTATTCGATTGTGTCAGATAACAGAGTACCAGCACCCGGGGACAAACTCAGCGTTAGATATATAGACGAAAACCCTAGGACAACAGGTTTAATAGATAAGCCAGTGGCAACACTCTCGGTTGGATCTGGAGGCTTAGATAATCCATTGAATGCCTTTGGTCCCGGGGGGGGCGTTATCGTTCCTCTCGGCGCCGCTTCCGCCCCATTAATGAAGAACGGCAAAATCGACACTAGCAATGCCATACCGATCGATAAAATCGGCAGCTGCATCGTGATGAAAGCGGGTAAATGTACCGGCTATAGCATTAGCCGGCACAACTTTAACGCATGGGCGAACTCGATAGGGGTGTCTGAGGATGTACTTATAATGGCAACTGTTATGATGTCGGAGATAGGTATAAAAGATGAGTCGACATTTATTGTCAATACCATCATCAACAGAGTCGGCTCTGCTCACTTAGTTGGCCGTTGGGCTGCAGACTCCACCAGAGCTGACAAAACATCGGCATGGGGAGTCACTATCGGCAAGAAAAAAAGTACTACTGGTAAGCAGGGATCACGGCCGTACTCCTCACAGCGGCCGCCAAAGGGCAGATGGTTATCACTAGCCGTGACTAGGATTGTTGACATTTTAAAATCTCGTCTCAAGAACGGAGACCCTACTGGGGGGGCAACTTATTATGTCCATAACGGCTTCTCCGCAAAGCATATGTGTAAGGGTCCCCCAAGGAACTTTAGCATCAAGGCTAAAAGCACTTGGTGCTTTAATAAGGTGCATGCGTCGAGGATTAAAGAGCTTGATTGGGTACAGCCCACCCCAAGGCCAGCCTGGTTAACTGATGAACATGTCAAATATTACCGAAGGAAGACTAAGTTGCCAGATGAGGGAAAAATAAAAGCATACATTAAGAGAATATTGGGCCCCCATCTCCAAGATCCCAAACCGGTTGCTGCCTCGGACTCAAAATCCAGCACCACAGCTACGTAAGCGATATGTCTTCTTATCGTCCTAGTCCCATATCACCAGGTAGCATAAATGTTCTAGTTAATAAAAAGAGCACAAGCTCATCCGGGGCCCCACCCGCTTCTATGCCAGGTATCGGAAGTATTGATTCCGCGAAAGAATATAACAAGTCTATTAATGAGTCGTACGAGTCAGCTATTGAGACTGTGTCGGAGGAGTTGATAGCCGAAGTATATGCATGTAGGCTTATAAGTATAGAATCAGTGGCGTCAGAACTTCCTGGCCATGTTTATGCTTCTCTTTTTGCACAGAATAGTGAAACCTCGCCAGACTCTTCAATGATAATGGAAGTCACTGCGGGAGTTGATTTCTTCCACACAGCATTAAAGCCACCAGAAACACAGCTAGAGGTATCCAGGTTTCATAAGTTTTATTCAGTAGTTCAAATTGGCAAACTATATAATCCGGGAGACAAGATATTGGTTAGGTATGTAGACGAGAACCCAAGAACAGTTGGGCTAATAATCGCCTTAGCCGCCCCGGTACAGATGGTTAGTACAGATATTCCTCCTGGTGCATCCTTTATGGGCGCCAGCAGTACTAGTACTCTTTCTAACTTTGCTGGCCAGAGAGATGCAAACGTAAAATATCCAAGAAGAGTTGTCTGTCTTGGGGATTCAATAACTGCTGCATGCAGTGACATAAATCACAGAAAAAACAACGGAACGGCAGCTACAGCAGCTAGGCTCTGTGGGTATTCTAAGAAGATTAAAAACCTTATGGGTGAAGGGGAAGTCTTCAAGTTGGGATATGCAGGTAAACAAACAAGGCACATCTTGACAGGAAAAGAGGGCAAGCAACCCAAGTCAGTGGGTATAGTATGGGAACAGATAGACGGAAAAGTATCGGCAGGAGGTTTACAAGTTGCGCTAAGACTCAACCCGACAGACTTGATTATTATGGCAGGGGTTAACGATTTAGCGTCTGGAAAGCGGGCCCCCTCGATAATAAACAACCTTAAGGCGATGTATATCGAAGCTAAGAATAAAGGAATAAGAGTAATTGCTTTAACTATCATCCCGTGGGCATCCCACAAACCTGCTGATTTCGGAGTCAGTGGAAAAAGGGTAAAGAGATCTCGCTGGGCCCCCGAGTATAAGAAAGTTAATGATTTTATAAGAAGTAGTGCCTTAGTTGATGTGGTAGTCGACACTGAAAAATTCATGGGAGACGGCCAAAGCCCACCAGCGCTTCTACGAGAGTTTCGACGATCTAATAAGCCAGATGGAGATCAATTGCATCCCAACTCAAAGGGTCAAGCGTTTTTGGGCGAACTTATATATAAGGTGGCTTTAAAAGAAAAGAAAGAGAAAGAGAAGGAAAAAGTTGCAGCTCCATAGACACAACTAGCGAACCAGCCTATGTTACAGGTTTTTAAAAAGAAACAATTTTTTAGGTTAGAGGTAATTATTATAATAACTCTTTTAAATATGCCAGATTTTGAGGTATGATGTCGTAAGAGTAACTCAGAAGCATAGGAAAACCAATGGTTAAGAAAACCGGAGACTCCCTAGGGGAAAAGAAAATAGCAGAAGGCGTATGCTACGAAGCCTTAAGTGAACATGTTCCGCTATTCAATGCTCGCGACGGAGATGGTGTCATAACAGGCACCCTCGCCGATGGTAGAAATAATAATGCCTGGATAGTTATGGGTAGAGACAGACAGGATGACGCTTGCTCTGGGTATGGGGGTGTTGGCAACCAAAAGTCCGGAGCTATAGACATAGTTGTAGGTAGAATGTCACCGGCGCCCTTATCACACTTTCCAGGAGACAAATCAGACAAGATATATGTGGATCCAATTTACAAATCTATAATAGAAACGAGATTATCTGCAGACGAATATAAGAGTCTGGATTGGAATGAAAAGTTGTTAGAAGATATTAATGAGGGCATTGAGCCCAAGCCTGCCAACTTTAAAGGTGTGTATATGGACGCCGCACGTATATATATCAGCCAAAAGGCAGACATAGATTATTACTTTGGATTGGCCCCAGGTATGAAGGTACAAAGTCCTTCACGAGGACAATCTCCAAGATCTGCCATTGCCATGAAAGCAGACGGAGTTAGAGTTATAGCGAGAGAGGGAATAAAACTAGTTACCATGGGCGCAAAAGGCGACTCAAAGGGTGTGTGGAATTCGCAAGGCGGAAAAATAAACGCAACACAAGGAATTGAACTCATAGCTGGAAACGGATATGACAACAATGGAAACAGGATAGAACAAGAGCCGCTAGTTAAAGGCTTCACTTTGGCAGCGGGCTTAAGGGAGCTAGCTGAGGATATAGGCGAGTTGGCTGGTGTATTAGCTGTTTTTGCTGAAACTCAATTGAATTTTAACGCTGCGATAATGCAACACAATCACGGCTCTTTTTTCTTGGGAACGATGACTACAACTTCTCCGACGGCTACGATTGCTGGCATGCAAAATTTAACAAACTTAATAGGCAGAGTTCAGGTATCTATTATGGGAAATAAGGCAAACAAAGCTAGCTGGGTTACTAGATATGCAGCTAAAGGTAATGCTAAAATTTATAGTGATTACAACACAACAAACTGAGATATTACATGGCAAATATATTCAACATTAAAGTACAAGTAAAACCCCCATCCGGCGGCCGCGAAAAGCCGACTTATCGCGTAGTCAAATTCAATCCAGGTTATATCCTCAAATCATCTGGGTTCGAGATACTAATTTTCAAGCACCTCCTAGGACAGGTGGTACCCCAGGATTCTTATTCTGTTGCTGAAAGGGGGTTTTTTGGAAGTAAGAAAACAAGAACAAGTCCATCGCGCTCCGCAAACCAAAAGCTTGGAATGGAAGACGGATTTAAGTTTGATGCAAAATTAAAAGCTGCGCTAGAGACATATCAATTGAATAATAGAGATTCAATAGTCGAGTATGGCAGGAACGTATTGAATTGGGAGAGAGTTGGGAATGATACGAACGCACAGCCTGATGTACAAAATCAGACAATAAGCGGCACTAGTGAAGGTTTCAGTCGTGAACTGGGAGTCATTGGCGAGGCCACGATGGCAGTGATGCACGGCTACCGAGATATTAGCACTCCTCATTTCTATAATAATGGCTTTGGTGACGTTCCCCGTCGTATGGTTTTCGAAGGCAAGATGTCCAACACTGCCGTCGAAGATCCTCCGAAAAGAAATAGTGACTTGCACCAAGCAACGCAGTATGTCAGAACTCGAGCAGAGGATATGTCAGATGTGGCAGACGACAAAACTGCATCTGGTGGAGATATTTCTGTCATCGCGCTGAGAGAGCTTGGCAGTCCGCCCCCAACATCCGATACGAAACCGTGGGAAGACGAAAAATATATTTATGTGTATGTAGACACGGAGTACACTAGAAAAAAGCCACCTGATTTTTCAAAACCGCCTCCCACCGGCTCGAACGATAGACGTACTTGGAGAGAGTATATAGAAATAAAAGAAATTGAAGCTCTTCGAAAGGTTTACAAGTATTATGCAAAAGCATTCACGTGGGGTCCACTGAACGTTCTTAACGACGATCCTCGAATTATTGATGTTTGGGGGGCGAAAATAAAAGAAACTTCTAAAATAACGATAGATCCTTCTGGGGATGCTATGTTGTGGAGGCTTCTGGAAGAAAGAACACCGATCGGAAGCGCATCCCTTCCCCTAATAAGTACATTGGAGGATAACCATGGTTTTGTCCCACCAGGCCTGAAACCCGGAGATGTGTATAGAATTAAATTTTCAATATGGAAAAAGAAAATGCTATTCGGCAGTTCTACCTCAGCCGCGGCAATGTCTGTGTCTGATGCTATTTACAATGGCAGACTGATGTACGAGCAAGCAATTGACTATATAGATGCTGCTGGAGAATTTCTTGAAGATCCACATGCGGCGCTTCACGCACTATCCGGCGACACGCGGCAGATGATGGATAATGCCGAGAAAGCGGTGAAAGATAAGGTATCATCAGTAGTTAGAAATGCTAGCAAAAACAAGAAAAAATTAATCAGAAATGCCTGGAAGCGAGGTATCCGAGAGCAAGAAAGAAGAGGCGCCGACGCAAAGTGGGCAGCTTCTGAAAAAATGGGTGCATTGCTGGAGACTGCATCTGAAGAGACAACTTTCCCAGCACGAAAAACATACGAGGTTCGTACATTCAAAAAGTATATTAAAGCTGTTGCAACTAAAATGAGAGAATTTTCAAAAGAACTTCATGAGTGGCAAGCAGGTGCGGGCCCGAAAGGAAAGTTGAAAGATGCCGGAGGATTCTATCCTCCGATAGATATGGATCTCGAAGCAAGAAACCTTGAATCCGTCATAGGGGCAATGGAGAGAATTGTAGAGAAAAATGGATTTGAGTTTAAGGATAAGTTCGGATCTAAGTTGGCTATTGATTTTTTAGAGACAAAGAACGAAAAAGGACAAATCACTGGAGCGCAAATATTTGGCTACATAAAATTTATATCACCAGTTTCTGATAATTATGAAGCTAGGGTTGTCGCCCAATTCGGATACAACCCAGATAAACCAGAAGTTACCGGCTCCTTCGGCGATCCCAGCGATCCGAAAGATGCAACTCCCAACAGAAATCATCCGTTTAACACTTCAGAAGAAGATAAGTTAAACACTACACTTTTATCAAAGCTATCAGAGGACTATCAGGTAGGAGCCTCAAAAGGTATCTGGGCAAACGCTAGAACTATGGCATATTTACTGCATTTAGAAGAAATGTATTCATTTATTAATAGGCCTGCATCATCAACGTTCTCGACATGCGACGAGATAAACACCCCAAAGGCAATCCCGTTTGTAACAAGGTACACATTACCGAAGCCTGGAATTAAACCAAGGACACCTGACGGATACAAGAAACGCCAAGAGGCTTCAGGCCTCTTTGGCTCAGGAACCAGTGATTCGTTAGATAGAGTGTCAAGAAAGCTCAATACGTCGGAACTGAAACTTCTCAGTAGCATTAAACGTACTTCGGATATCATAACTGAAAAGGCAATGATAACTTCTGAAAATAAAGATAATATTATTAAAGTCGAGAGGGGGAAGACATACGATATAAACGATATTCTCCCTCTAGGAGAGCTTTGTACCTTGGAAGAGGTTTGGCAAAAGTTTATTAAAACGTTTGATTTCAAGGCTTTGATGTGCGAATATGCACAGTGCGTACCAGCTATTCCTTGGCCAATTGAGTTTAAGTGGGATTTTGATTTTGACTTTGAGTGGCCAAAGATACCAACTTTCGATATATATGTCATATATCCAATAATATTGATGGCACTAGCTGAAATGATGATAAGAATGTTGTGCACAATTGTCATGAAGCTGCTGGACATGATAAAGTTTCCGAATTGTGATGAGATTTTTGACGCGGCAATGTATGGTATAGCAAACCTGTATGAAGAAATACAAAATCATGATGACGGCTCAGAGGCATATTTTACTACTCACCAAATCGATCCTTCTCGCCCTGCCTCTGGAATTGACAAAGAATTTTTAAAATTATTAAGAAAACAAGAGCCGAAACAAATGGCAGCGCAAGCTAAGCTTCTCAAGGGGTTGGTTGATTTTGGAATACCGCCAGAGAGAATTTCAGATGCAAACGTTTCTGGGGATACTGTATCGAGCTTGGTTACTGATATATCAAACGTGCTTACCCCTTCTGAACTTTGTTCTATGCTATCCGGCACTCCGCTACCTAATACGATGGAGTATGTCCAGGGACTAATTAGAAATAGCCACCCCGAGTTGATATCTTTCTTTCCCAATCAGGATGATACAGCTAGATTTTTCGGCACGCTTGGCGGCATGCTGGATCCTGAAATCTGTGAGAAGATATCAAGAATTCCAGATTCTATAGTCGCAAATCGGATATGCCCAGAGACAGACACAACCCTCAGGGATGCCCTGCTCACAGACGGAGCCTCTCCATCTGCCATAAGAAGCGCACTGGATATAGCGAAAGCAGATGCTGAAAGAAGAGCCGCGGCATTTAAGAGTTTGGCCAGCGAAAACCCACTAAAGAAAGCAATACCTAATCCTCTGGACTTTTCGGATCCGAATGCGATAATATCTGATTTGCCTCCAGCTTTCGCTAATCAGATTAAGACTGCGTCGAGAGCGCTCTTCAGTATACCAAAATCATCTTTTCTGAGGGAGGTGGTTGGGTTTATTCCTGCACTATATGATACAAATTCAAGATCTTTACGACAAGGCGATGCTGAATTTAACTCTTTTCTCCGCATAAAAGCTGAAGAGGCAATAGAAATATTTACTTTATTTGAGGGAAGCCAAGGCCTCCTGGCTGGAGACATGTATGATAGATACCGGGCGAGAGAGTCACTATACAAAAAGTTTATTTATAAAATAGCTAGATACGAGCTTGACGAGAATGGAAATCAAGTAAGGATAAGAGTATTTGGATCGGACTTTTCAATACCCAAGATAATATCTGCAAATTTGAACCCGAACTTCGCTGAACTATCCGAGGCAGAAAGAATCAGGGAGCTTACTTCTAAGGGATTTTGGAAAGTTGAGGAGGGCAGGATAGACGGCTGGTTAGCACTCAATAAAGAGAATGATAATTCGACTTTGGGGCTCGCTCCACAAGAAACTGATCCCGACACTAAATCCGTAGCACCATCGCTATCGGCAACCATGGCATCGAAAACAAAATCTCCTGATCCTGAAGAGAACCCCCCTCACGCCCTCGCATCACCGGGCACTGTAACAAAACGAAGAGACTTAGAAAAAATAGAAGCTGCAACAACGCTCCCTGGCGGCCAAGAGGCAATTGCAGAATTCGAAAAGGTGCTAATAGAGGACATACAGTCAAGAATAATGGAATTGAGGGATGACATTTTAAGAGATTTGGAAGTGAACCACAAACAAAGAACAGAAGCCGTGGTTGCTCCAACAATTAAGTCTTTTTTCCTGAAATCTGAAGAAATAGCGAGGGAAAGAGAGGATCCCGAATCCGAGATAGAAAAGGGAAACTTTTACTGGGAATCTTCAGGTGAAGGAGAGTCTTTTATTATGAGGATACCGATACCAGGTTCTGCCCCCCCTCCGGCTTTTGGTATTGTCCGCGAGGGAGAAGAAGATACAAATGCTAGGTTAGTGTATACTGATTTGCCTGGCAATGGGCTGCCTTACTATAGTTTGTCGATATATGATGGAATATTGACTAAGAAAACAACCATATATAGAGAATGTGATGTTTTTTCCGAGGAAATGAAAGAGAAGATAGGGGAACTTCCAGCTGGAAGAAATATTCGAAGTTGGACATTCTCAGGACTCATGCACGATATGTATTCTAGAGAAATGGAAAGGTACGGGTTTCCGTTCGACTCAAGAGAGGGCTCTATTGATAATGAGGCTTTAGCTAGCTTTAGAGAGTCAGCCCATGACGTGCTATACAAGCCTGCAACAGAGGCGTTTTATGAGGAGATATTTGATCAGTTATCTGGAAGTCCTATCTTCGATATATCGGAGCATCCAAAATTGGACTCAAACATAAGAGGCAAAACGATTATAGATGCTGAGACAGGATGCATAAGAATACAGAAGGGTATGATAGATTTTGAGCAGTTTGTGGAAGAAGCCGTAAATGCAGTTGCCGCCGAGTTTAAGAAGCCGGAAAACTCATTAACAAAAATAGATTACTTGAAACCGGGCCCCTTCGAAAAGGGTATGATGGCTGCTTTAGTTAGTTTGCTGATAGATGTGTTCTTGATAGAATTTGCTCTTAGGGGTAGCATATCTTTCTCCTCGTTTAGTGCCAAGAAGCTGTTTAAGGACAAAAACATGCAGAGCTATTTAATAGACTTTGTCAATGCTTCTTTAGAAAAGATAACTATCGTGCCTAATTTAAAGGATACCTTTTACGCAGAAATAAAGCGACTGACTAAGCTAGAAGATTCTTCTTCTGCCTTGTTCGAGATTCTTAAGACAAGGTTGTATCAAAAAAGCGAGTCCATAGATATAGAAGGCTTGTCAAAAAGGGAAAAGACAACTCCAGAATTAATAGACGAGGTATTTGGTACAAAAATTGAGTCTCCTTCTGTTAACTTTCTTACGAGAATGAACAGGAGGGATGTTCCACGTCTAAGTACCTCCAACGGCGTCACCGCCCCCGAACCACAGCTGCTTCCTGATGTAGAAAATATTAAGAGAAAGGGAGATTTCTACTTAGAGGGTTACGTAAGGGTAGAAGGCATAGGAGCCAAAAATACATTTGAAGATGTTGAATTGAGCACAATAAATCCAGAAACTGAAGTAGATTGGCTTGACGATGCAGCGACAAGGATAGAAGGCATGAACCAGTTTGCTTCAGCTGGTATTACGGCAGAGGCAATAAGAAATAGAGTCGATGAGCTGAGAACTATGGACGCCCTCGCTGGTGCAGCCGATGATAATTATACTAAGAACGTTGGCATAGATATAAATGAGGATACTGTTACAGACAGCACACCTATGGAATTGGCTAACATAGGCGAAGTACAGGAATTTATAAATTCTGCATATAAATCAAGTTTTGATGAAGAATTGTGTGACATGGTTGGCGCAGTCTTTGACGAAGACGAACAAGCGTCTTGTTATATGATGCCGAAAACTTCTTATAGATTCCCAACCAGGTTTATAAAGAGGAACAGGAAGTACTTGAGGATAAATCGAGGAATTGCAAATGCGGAATTCAACGATGATGCCGAAGTTAAGGGAATATTCTCTCTTGCTGGGAACTCAAAAGCGACAATTGCTCAAAGGGTGACTAGTCTCCAATCTCATCACCATTCGCGAAACCAAGATATGAGAGTGCCAGATGAGGTGCATTATTTTGTGGTACCAGCAGACTATTGCCAAGTCCGCGCGGACATTGAGGGCGCGGATAGTGAATCCTTTAATAAAACATATCAAACACACGTATCGAGCCCCATGAGCGATGAGGCGAAAGCAGCACACACTCAGACAATTCATGAAACAATCTCAACCTTGCCAATAAAGTCATATGTAGAGCAGGTATATCCTATGGATAAGATTACAATCCATGGCATGCCAGGGGGCGATAGTCCAGGCGAGGCTGTCTTGGAAAAGTGGATGCAATCTATAATTCCAGCAACAGGCACGTACGTGGAAAGTGTCACTGCAGATAACTCTAGTTGGAATGGGTACCCCCTTAAGGAAGAACTCCGGACAAACGAGGAAGATTTCCCCAAGCTAGAAAGAGGGCTTTGCATGGGCAAGGTTCAAATGAAAGGCCCATCCGGCGATCTAATTGGAAAGCCCCATCACCCACTTGACCCTTCTGCGCCATGGATGATGTCGTCAAACAGCGCACTGATGGAAGCAGGCGCTTATCTTGGAAACTTGTCAAATGCTGGGCTAGATAATCCCGGCAACTTTTTTAATGCTTTCTTGAATGGACAGGTTAGAGGTGCTTCACCTCCAAACGAAACTCGTTTGATGGACAACATAAGGTATTCTTTATCGTCAGGCGAAAGATCCCTTGCGACTGCCACTTGTGTGTGGGAAGAGTGGACAGAGTATATTGTATATGATGACATGTTCACGTTTAAGAACCCCGGTGAATCTTTGCACCATCCAGATGAAATGCCCCGTATTAAGAGCACGCTGGCTTCTATCCCCAGCGGGCCCGCCGGACACCCTTATGATAAGACATTAGCCGGCCGCCGTATTGGCAGACCCATGGGCTATAGTCCATCTGGGGTAGAGAACACAGAAGAGCTTGATACAAATCATTATGCAACTCCAGTAAGGGTAGTCATCACGAGGGTGGATTACAAGCTTAGAGGTAAGGAAGAGGATGGTACTAGTGCCGACATTACTTTGGATTCTGAATTCTTTGCAAAATACGATTTACCCGAAACATTGCAATGTCCAGTTATTGTGGATTCTTCCGGATATTCGTATCTAAACAAAGGAAGGAAATTTGCACTACAGCACGGATTGAATTCTCTAGTTGATGAACATCTAGATATAAGAGGCTTAGAATTAGCCTTAGCCGGCGCAGGTATAACAGAGGAAGAGGTGCAGTCTATAATTGACATTGGAGTTTCTACTGCCGGTGAGGATGACGAACTCAGAGGAAGGTACAGTGTTGTATACGACGTATGGTTAAAAAGAACACTAATAGGATATATCAGGGCAACCATAGCTGAATCAAATCCGGACTGTTCATCCGAAGACGCCGGCATCGCCGAAGATTGCAGCAATTATTACAGAACAGCCATTCCTGCACCGAGAGAAATCAGTGGACGTCAAGTTCCGTATTGGGAAGAAGCGTGGTGGGGAAATCAGAGGGTAAATTTAACCTTGACTACCGTCAGAAGCGACTCTACTAATGACGGCCAAGGGCCCGGCAATGTACGAAGTATTAATAATGTTAACGTAAGCCCATTCAGCAGCGGGGCATATGAGCAATTAGTAGAGGTAGCAACAAGAAGATTGCGGAATTTCCTGAACGGCTTTGTTCGGGGGAATCGTAAGTCCACCGCCGGCGCAGGCGGCGCAGGCACGCCTGCGATTACTGTTTCTAAGGTATATTCTGCTGCATGTTTACATGAGTCTGTGATTAGGGGCTGGGTGCCACCTATGGCTGCTGCATCCCACGCTGGCCAGATTCCCGCTTCTTGTAACTTTTCCACAACAACATCTGAATACCTACCAGAACAACATTCAGGCATTAATAGTGATAAAGCAAATGGGATGTATCTGAGAGGCTCTTGGGCATTAAACAAAGGTGTCGCCGCGGCAGCCATTCCGCTTATCACTCGCAGCGGCAGAATTAACTTATTCGATGAGCAAGATAAAACTTCTTTTATCGCATTTATTGAAAATTATCTTGGTGAGTGGGTGGACAAAAGAAGGTACGAATCGTTCTGGGGAAGGACATCTAGTCCATGGTGGCTTCACGGCGGTCCCGGCTACTGGCCAGCATCTAGAAGAAGGAAATCAATCTCTGCCAGGACTATTAAATATGACACAATAGGCCTGTCCAAATATTTCGATGACAACATACATATTGGATCAGGGGAACTCCTATTGAGTTCTCCGATCGGCGCACCCGTTGAGAATATCCTCGGCCAGACGCATTCTGGCAGAATAAGCCCTCCCGGCAATATCCCCGAATTGTATTCTGGTGGTGCTCTATCACTGCACGATGTAGGCAACGCGGAGCTTACTTGGCCGGATATGGCGATCATTTTGCTGCCCGGCCGCGACGGAGCCGTTGTCGGCCGCGTCGCGCTGGGGCGAGGTGCCAACCCCCCCAAGCCGATAGGCTGGCCACACAGGACTGCGGAGCGTGACTCAATAAGATACTTTCCAGATATTTTTTACGGGGGAGAGTCTCCAGAGTTATTGCCAGTTGAGGACACCGGGAGAAGAGTTGAATTTAATCTGGTTGATAGCAATCCTATGAGTTTGGACTCTGGAAATATGGGCGAAGATATAATATTTGCTGACGATCGCCATGAAAAAATACCAGACCCAGAAAAAAACTGGAATATGGATGTGAGAGAAGTCAGCACATCCAGAGGGGTTATACTTGAATCGCTTAGTAGGAATAAGATGGTAAGTGAGAATCCTTTTGTATCTTTCGCAAAGAGTTCTGCCGTTATGACAATAATGAGAGGGGAAGAGAAAGAAAGACAATTTTGGGATGGACTTAGGGCACTAGCTACACCACATAATGCCGGCGCTCCACAAGGAGTATTCGAAGAATTAAAGATGAATTTGCAAGAAGCAATGGAAGGGAGACTTAAGTACCTGTTTACAAAAACGAAGTATACCTTTGGGGTTAGGTTGGTGTACGTCTTGCCAGAAGCCGCAGCGCGCAACGGTAATATCACTCGACATATGGCGCAATTGATAACGAATCCGAGATCGGTGATAGCAAAAGAGGAGAGGACATATAGTTCTTTTAAAATCAAAGACGAGAATACGGATGAACCGCCCGTCGAAGCTATAGCGATACCAGTAGCATACTACGAAGCAGCTCCGCTAGACTTTGGTTGTCAGGATTTCAAAAAAATTACCACACTCTACAACTCGATGATGCCGGATATGATTAACGAACTGGTATCCTCTGAGGAATACGACACGTTGACTGGAGTGGTTTTCCCTCTCGAGAGAATCAGTGCAATGTCCTCGATATACTCCATTATGGCTTTGTCATCAAAGCCAGAGCTTGAAAGCATGTTTCGGGGAACGAAAGATTCTATAGCACGGCTGATTCAAACTATGACAACCCGTCCACCATTCGGCGAAGTTGTCAAGAATATTGATGGCGCTGATTTGCAGCATGTTATCATGGGGCATATGACACCCGAAGGCCCCTCTTTGCCTGAATCTCTCATGGACGACTTTGGTAGCTTTATAGAAGATTTAATAACGAATGCCCTTCTCACGCCGCCTTATTTAATAAGATCTTTAGGTATGTCCATGGATCCGGCAATGAAAGATATGCAAAAAAAGGTTATGAGTTGCGAGGTAAAGAGTTTAGACTGGGGAGGAATTAGCTCCACTGCCTTAGATGGAAAGATGGACAAGGGTGTCAATAGGAATCATGAATATGCTCCTGTTAGTACTGCTTTTCCTATCGACTTATTAAGGGGGATGCTCCCGTTTGTACCCTTCTTAACACCGGACTTTTTTGAAGCATTGTATAAGTTTAGTAATTACCTCATAAAAGATAAGCCCATGCCCAGCATAAGCGCTGGTAACAACAATAGTAACTCCAGTGCTGCAGCAAATTTGGCAAGGAAATCGAAAGATAGGTACGGTACCTTCTTAGGTCCATTCGGCATGCTAGGCTTAGGTATGCCGGCAATGCCAGGAGAGGCTGGAAAGGCAGAAAGGAACGCATGCGACAAGCCGACTGATAAGGAGAAAGCAAACCCAACAAAAGAATGCCCAGAAGACGAATGATATTTTTTATAGAATTCTATTTATTTTAAAGAGAGGTGTGGTGACATGTCAGGAATATCAGCAAAGCTACCGCTTAGAATGAGTGAAGAGGATGGGGCTTATCTTCTAAACAAAACCCTAGGGGAGACAGTCAAGCAGAACTTTAAGATGCTTTTGTTAACAATCCCAGGTGAAAGAATGATGGACATTGAATTTGGTATAGGATTGCAAACATTTCTATTTAATATGAATAATTCAGAAACCTATAGTGCAATTTCGGCAAAGATACACGAGCAAGTAGCTAGATATATGCCCTTCATAAGCGTGAATGACGAATATTTTGGACCAACGGACGATGAGATTTATTCGTCTCCAAATTCTGTGGCAATAAGAATAAGTTATAGTATCCTATCAACGGGAGAAGAAGACTCATTGTTGTTAACTTTGCCTCAAAAGAATATAGAGTTCTAATTAGTAATACAGTTAAGAGAGGATAGCACTTTATGGGAAAAAAGAAAATAGTTCCAATTGATTATACAAGTAGAGATTTCTCCTCCATAAAAGAAGATCTTCTAACTTATGTGAAGAGATATTACCCAGACACTTACAAAGACTTCAACGAAGCCTCTTTTGGTTCTTTGATGCTTGACACTGTCTCTTACGTGGGGGACATGCTGTCGTTTTATTTAGATTATCAAGCGAACGAGTCCTTCATGGAAACTTCTATTGAATACGAAAATATTATCAGGCACGCAAAACAAATGGGCTACAAGTTCACAGGAGCACCCATCACTTATGGAGAGTGCAGCTTTTATGCCTTAGTACCTGCCCTTGAGGGGACTGTGATGCCAGACATGAAATATATGCCGACACTTATGCTTGGCACTGAAGTCTCAACGAGCGGTGACGTTCTTTTCACTTTGAATGAGAATATTAATTTCGCAAATTCAGAAAATGAAATCGTTGTAGCAAAAGTGGACACTTTTGGTGCTCCCACTTATTTCGCTGTCAAGGCACATGGCCAAATAGTTTCTGGCCAGCCAAATGAGGAGATAATCGAAGTAGGAGAATTCACTAGATTTTTGAGAGTTGAACTGGCAGCTGCTAACATAGGGGAAGTAACCTCTGTTTTTGATTCTGCTGGTAATGAATACGTCGAAGTCGATTACCTCTCTCAGGATACTATATACAAGGAGATAGTAAATAGGAGTACTTTTCGGGACTCTGTACCGAGCATTATGAAAGCCTACTCTGCCCCTCGCAGGTTTGTTGTGGAGCATGAGAGGAACACCACATATTTACAGTTTGGTTACGGCTCAGATTCGGAGTTGAAGTCTGATTCTGTCATCGAGCCTAGTGAAGTTGTTTTGAAAGTCCATGGAAAGAATTACATAACTAACACTTCTTTTGATCCTAAAAATCTGACGTCAACAGACAAGTTTGGCATCGCCCCATCGAACACAAATCTTTTAATATCTTATAGAAGAAACACAACCGGGAATGTTAACGCTTCTGCCGGCTCCATCACTAAAGTAGTAACTCCGATTTTATATTTTCCGGAAAGAAGCTCACTTGACTCTTCTATAATAGAATATATTTCTAGGAACATTGATGTTACAAACGAGGAGCCAATAAACGGACATGTTACTCTCCCGACTACTGATGAAATAAAAAGACGGGCAATTAACTCTTTTGCTACTCAAAGCAGGGCAGTGACGAAGCAGGACTATGTTACTGCAACGTACTCTATGCCATCGAAATTTGGAGCTGTTAAGAGGTGCGCAATATATAGAGACAAGGACGAGCTTAAAAGGAATTTAAATCTCTACGTGGTGTCAGAGGGCACCAACAGCCAATTGGTGAAGACAAATTCGGCTATTAAAGATAATTTGAAGACGTGGTTAAACGAAGTCAGGATGATAGGGGATTCCCTAGATATACTAGATACGAAAATAATTAATATAGGTATAGAATTTACAGCCATAGCAGAAGACGGTAGGGACAAGTATGGTGTTTTAAGTCTGGCAATATCTGATTTATCAGAAAAACTCACAAACATACATAGAGACATCGGCGAAGCATTTTATGTGACAGATGTTTTTAAAATACTAAAAGATGTAGAAGGTATTTTGGATGTGGTAGACGTCAGGCTAGTAAACAAGGTTGGAGGATCACATTCACAGACGGATCTTTCCATAGATAGGAATTTATCCTCAGATGGCAGATATCTGAATGTACCACATGATTCGATATTGGAAATTAAATATCCATACAGTGACATCCAGGGAGTTATATCGTAATGGGAATAAAGAGATATATATCAAACGCAGACACCACCATAACCAATGCATATAAGTTTAACTTGTCAGATAACGCCAAAGAAGCAAACATGGGCGAGTCGGATATAATGGAATTGTTTACAATATATGCTCAGGCATCCAGCTCATCTTTGGAGAAAAGCCGGATGTTATTAAAATTCTCCGTCGACGATATAAAGGCAGATAGGGACAGTGGCGCACTACCCGTTAGTGGAAGTGTTAGTTTCTACTTAAGAATGTTTAACGCCCCACACGGCCAAAGCATTCCAGAAAAATACAACATTTCAGTTCTACCGGTAGCTCAATCCTGGGATGAGGGCTACGGCTTGGACATGGAGTCCTATTTAGATATAGGCGCCGCCTCGTGGCTTTCTGCGTCTGCAACAAAAAAGGCACAGGTAGTAGAAGTTTCTTTCTTAGATAACAGGAAGCATAAGCTTGTAGGAAAGCATGTTTCTCTGTATAACGGATTAAGACAAAGAAAAAATTATTGGTTCAAGGTTGGCTCTAGCGGATCCGCCCCGGTATTAACTGGGACAGAATTCGCAGTTGATATAAGCGCCGGATCCGCCACAACTGCAGCACACTATGCCACTATACTCAAAAATGCTGTCAACTCTGCATCTTCATCTGGTCATACAGCAGCATTAAGCGGTAGTAGCACTAGTGTAGTATCTGTAACAAATGACGTCCTTGGAGAAGCAAAGAGTCCAATTATATCAAACGGAATAACGTCGTATTGCACAGCACTAATTCAAGAATATGGACTCAGCGCGGTAGTGTGGAATACAGAAGGTGGCGAATATTACACAGACTTAAACACGAAATACGTAACAGATGCAGACGTCTCTTTGATACCAATAAAGAAGAAATATGTCGACGGGCCCGAAGACACTGATGTTGAGATAACCTCGCTCGTCGAGGAGTGGATAGTGTCTAAGACTGTGAGTCCCATGAACTTTACAAAAGCATATGCTCAAATTACATTTACAGGCCTGCCTGCAGACGACTCCTCCATATCCTTAACTGACACAGTCGGAAGAAAGAGAACGTTCTTGTTTAAGGACGGATCAACGACTGGGAATTATGACGGAGTGTATGTATACGTGGATACTGACGCCACCCCCGCCACCCAGGCAACGAAATTCAAAGAAGCTGTCGACTCTTTGGACGGATTTAGAGATGAGATGGCAACATCCACAACCTCTGCTATAGTACACTTGTCTCAGTCTAATGCCGGTTTTGGTGGAAATCGGAAGATAACAACCAGTGGCACAACCAACTCATCAATATCAAACTCTGGTTATTTTGCTAATGGCGTCGGCTTGCAAAACAATGGGTTGCTTGTAAAATTATCAGGCTCGTTTGAAGACGGAACAATGGAGAAGACTTTTTATACAAAGAAATATTTTACTAGAGGTTCTGAATTCTTCTTTAAACGCCCGATGATAGAAGCTCGATGGGACTCTTCTTTGGGAGACGACAGAGGTGATTTTTACGCTAGTAGCTCTTTGGTATCTTCTGTTGATAACAAGCACACGCTTTTTCTTTATAATTTTTTTAGAGGAACTCCGAAAAATATTCCAGATATGGAAACAGGAAAGATATATGTGCAACTGTTCGATTCATCGGGTACAGAGCTTGTGGGGGCGACAAGCCCTTATCCTGTAACTGGCGGGCATTATCCCGGATCAACGGGAATGTATACTGCTTCTTTTGCAATAGACACTACAGAAAGTACAGTAAGGGACATCTGGGTGGGCGGTGGCACTAGTGACGGATCTGTCAAGCGAGGTGTTGGTGAAACTCAGTATCATACAGGCTCTTTTCAGGTTAATAAATATAAAGCTTCTTCAACTGCCGCCAATTACGACTCAGACTATGTGTCGAAAATAACTAATTTAAAATCTGTGTATTCGAAAGAAGAGCGCCCTCGCTTTAGACTGTACAGCAGAAAGAGAGATTGGCAACCGAACATTTACAACGTTGCCTCAAACGTTGCCCCAACAACAATAGTCAAGGGCTCTTATTATAAGATAGATAGAGAATCTGATGGACTGACTGTCATATCGTATGGTACTGGGAGCCTAGAATATACTAAGATGTCATATGATATGAGTGGCAGCTATTTTGATTTGGATATGTCTTTGCTCGATCCTGGATATTCTTACGAAATATCTTTAGTTTTCAAGCTAGATGGTGTATATAAAGAGCAGAACGAAAAATATAAATTTAGAGTTGAAAAATGAGCCTTAAAAATCTATTTGAAAAAAAATCGAAACCAATTGGGAAAACAGATTTAAAGAATCTAGCAGCAGATGTAGAGTCAGAAGACTATATCCTGGTACGAAATAAAAGAATCGAGAGGTTTGCTCCAAAAATTGATTATATCGATCCTGCGAATTTTGCAAAATTTGGATTAGCAGAAAGATATTACAGGGATTCAATCCAGAGAATACACCAAACATTTCCTTACGACGGCTCAGAATATGAAAAAGAGGCTTGGCACTTAAGTTCTTCGCACCTAGATAATGAATTGTTGAGGAGTGAATATCCTAGGGCAAATGGTTATGCAAGATTATCAGCCACAGGATGGGGGAATCAAGCGTCTACTGTAGATAGCTACGGCTTGCCGGCAGTAGCAGACTTGGAATATATATATATTAAAGGGGGCCCCCACGCTGATCCATATGAAAATTTTAAAAGTGAAAATAGTTTAGCAAACATATACGAGTCAGCTAGCTATAGAGAATCAAATTTAAAGATTGGTGGTAAGAGAGGAAATACTGTTGAATTTTGGATGAAGAAGGACGCATATGACGTTTCGAAGACAAACAAGGAGGTATTTTTTGATGCTTGGGTATCTGGTTCAACAGTCGGGACAGATAGTTATGGCAGACTAAGAGTCGAGGCTAATTTCAATACTAGTAATGCCACACCGTTTAACGTGGTATATCAGTCAGGAAGTGTGGGGATATATAATAAGCCAATTGGTGATTCTACACTTCGGAGAACTGACATTGCCGATGGAAAGTGGCATCACTACGCATTCTCTTTTAAGCACTCCTCCGCTGATTCTACGCTGTATTATAGGTTGTACATAGACGGAGCCCTGAACGACTCTAGAGAGGCTGTCACCATGCCCTCCTTTGGCTCTGTAGACGGCAATATTGTAGCTACTATCGGTAGCTTGACAACATTGCACACCACGGGAAGCTCATCCTCAATAGGTTCTGGTAAGTTATCTGGATCCATGGACGAATTTAGATTTTGGAAGACGGAGAGGGATGCAAAGGAAATAGGCTCGCATTGGCTCAACCACGCTCCATGCGGGACAAACAATATAACTCAAAATACAAATTTGGGAGTTTATTACAAATTCAACGAAGGAATAACAGAGATATCAGCAACAGACGCAACAGTGTTGGATTATTCAGGAAGAATATCAAATGGTTCATGGAAAAACTACACCAGCGCCTCACGCGCCACGGGATCTGCCTTCGTCGAATCTGGAAAGGCGTTAAGGGAATATAAAGATCCTATAATATACGCCACACACCCAGAGGTTGTAGCCCTGCTCGAAAAGAAAGAGTTAGTGGGCAGAAGTTACGACTTACAAAATAATTCGTCCTTATATCACTCTTTGCCGACGTGGATAATAGAAGAGCAGATGGGGGAGAACAAAGAAGTTAATTTAATGGGCGAACTGATACAGGTAATGTCTAGCTATTTCGATACGCTATATTTACAGATAGAAGCCTTGCCGTCGTTAACCTCACAAGAATACAAGGATTATGCATCGCCATCTCACGTGAGTGGTTCAACGTTCGCCCCATTTTCAGACAAGCTCTTAAAGTCAGTGGGGTTTGTAACCCCAGAGCTTTTCGCAGACTCAGTTTTGGTTGAAAAAATAGCGTCCAAAAACGATGACGGCGCATTTGAATTTGATTTGCATGACGTCAAAAATTTCATATATAGAAATATATACAACAATATATCTCAGATATATAAGACGAAGGGAACAGAAAAATCTTTTCGAAACCTCATTAGGTGTTTTGGTATCGATAACGAACTGATTAAGCTTAATATGTATGCAGATAACTATACATACTCATTTAAAGATAACTTTCTAAATAAGGCAGAAAAAACTAGGTGTATAGATTTCGACGACAAAACTCGCTATTCTGCAACAGTTTGTCAAGAATATCTGTCTGTAACATCAAGTTACGGCTTCGCTTCTCACTACATTTCAGGATCGGGGGCGTCTGACGATTCCAATTTAGCAACCACCATGGAAGCTGAAGTAATATTTCCCAGAAAGAAGGATTCCACATCCCACTTCTTTGAGGAGACTGCTTTTGTTTCTTCTTCGATATTCGGTTGCCATACCCCTTCGTTAACTCCGGGGACGATGACATGGGATGCTGATGACAACGCTTCTTTGCAAGTATATGCAGTGAGGGAAAATCCATATTCAAGAGCTGCTTATTTTATATTATCTAGTACTAATGACGGAATATTTAATGGCGATAGCGAACTTAAATCTCCCCTGATAGAGAATGTATATAACGAGACAAAGTGGAATATATCAGTCAGACTTAAACCGCGTGGATATCCGCTAAATAACGTTACAGGATCTCAGGATGAGTCATCCACTGCATATGACATTGAATTTAGAGGAACATACCTTATACTTGATTCTATAGAGGATAGTTTTAGCGTGTCTTCGCCAATGGCAAAGAGCACTGCCGTTAATTTTCACTACGCCCCGAAGAGTGTCTATGCAGGAGCCCATAAGACAAATTTTAAAGGTGCACTGATAACCTCTTCGGACGTGACACTTTCTGCAGTGAGGTACTGGCAAGCATATTTAACCGATGAAGAGTTAAACGATCACTCTAGGGATATGACTAGTCACGGTAGACGACACCCCCTAAGGGAAGAATATGTGCATGAGTCTGGAATAAGAACATCTAACCATCCGTCATATGAGTCGTTGGCACTGCACTGGGATTTTAGCCAAGTATCTGGCTCCAATGCGCAGGGGAAATTTTTTGTACATGATGCCTCCTCTGGCTCTGTTGAGTCGGCTAGCCAACTTCATAACATTACAAGAACAAGCCATCCTGCCTTTGGGCACGGATTCCCTGAGTCAAGCGCAGATGTAGTTTCCGGAAAAGTGATTTCCTCTGTTAGAGCTAACCTTCCAGAAAATGTCTATAGTTCTGATATGATAGCCACACCCTCAGCGGACAGCGAAGTGTTCAAACCAGACTCCCGCCCAGTTAATTATTTTATTGCTTTTGAAAAGAGCATGTACCAGACAATATCTGAAGAGATGATAAACTTCTTTGCAACGATAAAGGACTTTAATAACCTGATAGGTGAGCCAGTCAATAAGTATAGGCAAGAATATAAACATCTGCAAAAAATTAGGGAGATGTTTTTTAGAAGAGTGGGGAACACCCCGGACTTGGAGAAGTACGTAGAATATTATAAGTGGTTTGACTCTGCAATATCAGTAATGATAGATCAGCTTAAGCCTGCAACAACCAGATTCTCAGAAGATATAAGAACAATGATAGAGAGCCATATACTGGAAAGAAGCAAGTATATGGCTAAGTTCCCAACGTTGGAAATTAAGCAGTCGGAGAAAGATTATTCATTTCGATCTATAGGAGAAAATCAGTATAATTGGCGCACTGGCCATGCCCCCTTGCCAGAAAGCCCGATAAATGATAAGGTAAACTGTTCTTGGTGGTATGAAAAGGCAGATAGGAGAGACACCTATATATTCCACCCCTCCGGCTCGGCACCTCAAGAGGTGATGAGGAATAGGGAAAAGATAAACATTTCAGCTACTTCTGATTTCGTATCGGGTTCTTCGTATGAAGCCCGAAGATTTAGTAAACCATACAGGTTTTCCATGGAGAGGGGCATAGATTTAAGCGTCGGATATAATCACAATACAAATAAAATACACGACTTCTATAAGGGAATTATCGAGTTTGATACCGGAAGATATATAATGCTAGCAGCACAAGATATTAACAAGCCAGCCTCGGCCACATGCGCGGAATCAATGCCAAACAAAAAGGAGAGATACCGAGGAAAAACAATTGCTAAAAACGCTAGCGGGTATATGAATGCTGATTCCGATATCAGTATGCCGTTCACGCTATATAAGACTGACGTAATTACCGGCTATAACGCACTGCTAAGAAGCGTTAAGCCAGACTTAGACATAACAAACTTACATGCAGATACTTATGGTAATGATATGTCTACCCCTCTTCAAGGTGTTTTTGCAGAAGCGCATGTCGGGGGCAATGCTCACAGGCATAACGAGATAAATGTCAATACTCCTGCCGCTAGAATCGAGGCATATAAGCTAAACATGACGTCAGCTGATGCATCTGCAACACTGACTGTTGCAGATGGCACTGACGCTACAGCAAATCAATTTACGGAAAGAGAACAAATCACTATCATATCGACGGACGGCACCAGCAGGACGTACGTGCTTGTAGACGCTAGCGAGTCTGGTGCAGTTGCCACGGGGACGATACTAGTCAAGGGTTCGGATACTGGAGCTTCAGTCATGACTTCAGGCCACGCACTTCTCGGCGGAATCGCCGTAAATAGCAACCTGAATACTCATAATCAAGCGCAGGTATTAAACGAAATTAGAACAGCGATACTTCACTCTAACGGACATACCGGGAAAATTACTTGCAGCGCTGTCCTAACACCGGCAACAGGAACGCAGGTAATTACACTAACACAAGCGCTCAAGGGACATGAAGGTAACACAAGTATAAAAACTGATATAAGTCAAATAACTGCCGTTGATTTTGCAGGCGGATATTCGAATATTAAGGTAGTCCACCAGGATATACGCCTCCCAAGAGCTAGCTGTACAAGGGACGGCACAACAAAGCGTCCATACAACTTCCAGAACATAAAGACATTAACAGGATCTTTAATACATGGTAATTACGAAAAGGATTATGAAATAGTCCAAACCACCGGCCGCCGCCAGAATAACTCCTCTTTTACGGATGCGGGAGGCTTCTCGAGTGCAGTGAATTCCATCTTTGATGGATTTGCGGACATCGCTAAAACACAGAGAGGGAGAAGCGAACACGTATTCGTAAATAGGTTCTCCGCCCCCGGTGGCCCAGAGACTTCCGGAGACTCCGACGGAGGGTATGGCTTGGATATGGAGTCTGCAGAGTATTCAATATATAACTCAATGAATTATAGAAATTCTATAGTTCGAAACACTCTCAACGAGATACAGTCAGAACCCTCAAATCAGTTTGGTGCCCGTTCGGGTAGTGCGATATCTGAAGGATCATATGGGCTCAAGGCAGGATCAGACATCGGAATGGCATCGATGCACATGACGAATAGAAACCCACTGTATCATACAGATAATAAAAAAACTTATGATAACTTTTTTGTGCAGCATCAGATACCACAAAACGACTTGCAGTATAGGTGGATATCAGCGTCCTCCCTAGAGACATACAATACATATCCAGGACATTCTCACGGGTTTTCTATACCAGTTGGTGATAGTACAGTATCATCTTACCCCTCTAGTATGACGTTTTTAAGCTCTAGTGAAGTTGGGAGTCATCGCTTTACTTATAGCGGTACCGAATTCAAGCATTCTTTTGGCGCACAGTTGTCAACAAATTTTACCGTGGTATCAAGAACCTTTATTCCAACTGACTTTGTCGGGATGAACACCATCATATACGAGCCCGTGTCGCCAAACACAGCTTTGATAAGAATAACTATACCAGATGGGGACGATGATACTGCAGATCAGTTTGGGGAGAGGGAGAGTATGACACTTACATCTACGGATGGAACTAAGAAGACATACGTGGTGGTTAACAGTAATGAAAGTCTAGAGAATTCCCTCAGAACAGGAACCGTCCTAAAGGCGACTACCGATACGGGTGCGCAAGGCCCCCTTGGCGAAGGCAGCAGCTTGATAGGTGCTATAGCTGTGAGGTGCGCTCTTAGCACTATAACCCAAACAGACTTATTGAAAGAATTTGCGAAGGCAATGACGCATAAAAACGGACACAAAGGGAAGTTAGCCCTCGGAGACCCAACCTCTTCCGGTGGTGTTGACGGCCCACAGACTATGACAATTAGGCAGGTACAACCAGGTGCAGCTGGAAATACTAGCATTATTACAGATATATCTCAAATATCTTCGACTGGTGTTCCGGACAGCATGAAATTTGCCGGAGGCACAGATGATTTGAACACCTTGGGATATCCCTTGGGAATGACTGCGGAAAATTTCGGTGGCACGTTTCTCAATGTAGATAATAATTATATCAATGAAAGAATATGCCAAGTAGGCAATTATCAGCCCGAGGCTGATAACTCAGCTCACCCTGAAGGTACTGCGGCTGTTTTAAATTCTATAATATTGAATAGGCAGGGCCCACACGGATGGCCATCCTGGAAGCAATTGCGCTCCGGTGATCACCCAGTAATGCGAGAGCATAGAAGAAACAATATATTTTCTGTCCAATCTAGAAATGGAATCGCTAATGCGAGCACATACAGTCAGTATCGTTATCCGCACAGTTCTTCCCCCTACGCGGAGGAAAGAAAGAATGATAGGGTTATAACCAACTTTGTAGAAACTCCTGTTACATCGCGGTATAAGCCCCTAGAAATTGGTTTTGGGAACCTTAGTGGAGAAAAGCTAACCTATGTAGAGGGCCTCGGAGATGTTCGTTGGAGTAAAAATTACACCACACCAGATATGTTTCGAAGGGGGAGCTACAATGCTACTGCAAAAATATCATATTCGAATAACTCATCAGGTTTTGCGAATTCTTTACTGAGTTCTCATATGAATATCGAGCCACAAAATAAAAAAATATATTTGGAAATACATCAAGCAATGTTGGACGGAAATGTGGTACCGTCATCTATATTATATAGCGAGGTTGTTTACCCTCGAGAAGATAATGCCTTTCTGAATAAGACTAGAAATAGGACTGCTTTCTATAACAATTTTTGGAGATTATCGAAGGTAGATAGGAAGAAGAACTTAACTCAAGATTTTCTTAATTCGTATGGGTTTTATGCTGCATATTCCATCACTATAGCCCAAGGCGGCGATGGAGATGAAACTTGGGGGCATGTGACTTCAAGCGTCTGGCCACTAGACTCGCGTAATAATTTCTCTTTTACCCGCCCTAGAAAAATAGAAGATGGATATTCCAATATATCTTATAGTGACGACGCCCCCGACGCGCCGGCACAAGAAACCTGGATAAAAACTAATTCAGATGTTGCTAATCGTTCAGAGGGAGAATTAATGAACGACTATTCGATATTCCATTGTGGCAAGGGATACACGAAAACAGCGCCAAGAAATGCGACGTTCGAACAGTGCTCTAGGTGGAAGCTGTCGACAATATCTTCTCCTCTATATTCTAGGCGATTCCCTATCGAGTACGGCGATTATTCTTATTTAGGGGGAGAGTCTGAGTGGGAAGCCGGAGATCAAGCAGGAAAATATCCGTTCTATGACTCTTATGAGAATTATAGAGAAGAGTTAAGAGGAGCAGCACAAGACTATAGCTTGATTCCTGAATTTAGAATAAGTGAAAACATTAAGGACATTTTCGAGTCTGGAGGTAATTTTGCTTCCCCTCGTGATGATTTTCTGTCTTTAACTGGATCGAAATCTGGTGATAGTTCAAATGGTAAATTCTTTAGCGACTACTCCAATACAGATTTTCTTAAATATTTTGAAATTGTGCGTGATAAATCGACAGAACTAGGCAATATGTCGCCACGACGCTTGTGGCTTAAATGTAATGCGATAATGAAGTTCCTGCCTTATAACGGTTTCTATCCGGCATTGAGGGCTACAGAGCTTGCGAAGATGTGGTCAGATGAGCTTACAGGTTTAGGAGCATCGGACAATACATCGAACGCATCCAGCGATTATAGATTGAGTAGGTTGACTAACATGAGGAATCTGGCAACTCCAAGCCTTTTCTCACCAGGAATAATGTTTAATTCGATAAAGTCTGGTATTGCGGCAGACTATCCGATATTTGAAAACAAGGGGTATGGGAACCTAACAGCGAATACATCCTCGATAGACACAGCCTATTGGTACTCTTGGGGAATGTTTTCAGCATCAGCTGGAGCGGGTGTTGCTTCAGCTTTGATAAACAGTACTTCGTCAATACAAAATAGGTTAGCCACCGGACAGCCACACCAATATGGCTCTGCGTTTATTGGCTCTAAAATATTCGATGCGAGAATGGGTGCTACAAATGCCGGCGCCGACGGCGGCTCTTCTCACTTTGGGAATGGTACAACATATAAATATGTGCCGAGAATATCATCTTCGGCATGTAGCCGGATTCCGTTCGAAGCTATAATCTCACCAGACATTATGAAAGGAACCATATTATACGATAATGAGCCACACCCGTCTGCAAGTTGGGGAGTGCAAAAATGCCTTGATGGGAATGCAAGTCAAGTCGCATCTTACTTTGACTTATTTCCGAAATACGGGCAGGTTGGCAAGCCCTCTGAGTTTGATCCTCTTCGATTGACAGGTGGTAGTACTTGGAAAGATATTCAAGATGATGGCAAAGTTTTTCAAGACACCCAGACACCGGCGTACAGTCTGGCTTCTAGTAACTTTTTTGCGGAAACTATAAACTTTTTCCTCAAAGGCAATAGCTTGTCTAGCATGATATCAAAGCCCGGCCCTTTTCGGTTTGCATCTTCTCAAACCGCGACAAAAGCAGCAGCATATATTACAGTTAAAAAAGCTCAATCTGATATGCCGGCAGCAGTCCATGGTAGGAAGTTTAGATTATACCAGACGGATGGAACAGGAACTACTTTTAGCTTCGCCACGAATAGTGCTAGCAACGTTGCTAACGTAATAGGTATTCAAAGTAAAAGCGCTAGCGCAATCGCCACCGCCATCGCCGCAGCGATAAATAGTGAAATGAGCGGGATTACAGCGACTGCCTCTTCTGCCACGGTGACATTGGAGCAAGATGTGGTGGGCTCGGCAGGAAACACTGATGTTACGGATGGCTCCGAAGCGCTAGCCAAGAATCTTGTTTATAGTTGGGGTAGGGAAGCATACGCCTTTGACGGAGTATCCTTGGAGTGTACAGGCAGATTTAAGGGCGGCCGCTCCGAATTTCAAGCATACAAAATGAGGTTCAATGTTATAAACCGTGGTATTGTAATGTACGATAATAAATCAGCTTATGGCCCCCCGGTTGATAATGCAAATCCGTTGTTCTCCGGAAATCAGTTCGATATAAATTCACAGGATTTTGATTTTGATCCTTATGTTCCATCGGTGACAAAAGAAGGATCAGAATCATATATAGAATATTCTTTTACTCCGAGCAAACAGGTACACACCTTGAAAGAAGTACTTGAAGGGTTAGAGAAAGTATATTCCGACAACACAATAAGCAATGCTTTTAGCGGTAAATACGGAGGTTGCTCGACGAATAAAGACTTTAGGATGAACTTGGAGTCTTCGTTTAACATGTACGGTGTGATAACCGATCCTGTAGTGGAACAGGGCACAGCAGGTAATATTCAGCGGATCCGCACGGCAGGCAACGCAGATATAAGACAGCGCTGGGCAATTCAACCAAAGTGGGAAAGTCCAATACTTAATTTTAGAGATGTAACCTCGAAAAAAGTACCACTAACAGGACAACTAACAGCTAGCTGCTCGACACAGCATCCATGGAAGATAAACTTGGCAGAAGTGGGATTGTTTAATGGAAATCATTACATTCCATCCTCCCGCGGTATGTGGCATCAATATGGAAGGTTGCCACTAGAGCAAGAGGGATATTTTATGTCTACGACTGATGTCTCTGGGTATAAATCGTTGTCGGATGTGGTGGGCTTTCCGACTGGCAATCAGATTCGAATGGGAGAACTACCAGAGGACGGAGAGAGGGAGCTGTGCGAAGCTGTTGTGGCTATTCCATACGTAGTTAGCGATTCTAATCCTGAGTCACCAGAGTTTTTTGAGTTACCTAAGACTGCCTTGGCGCAGGGTCCATCCTTTGTTCGAAAGGACCCAGCGATATTGCACCAGTTTGATATGATGAAAAAATACAATTTCCCGCCACAATTTGATTTTATAAAGTATCCAGAAAAGATACCATTAGCAATGTATGTTTTTGAATTTACTCATAAGTTAGCTAGGCAAGACATATCAGACATCTGGCAAAACCTCCCACCAAAGATAGGGGTATCTGCTCATGGCTGGGCGGAAGGTGACAGAAGAGGCATAGACGTTACTGAGAAGGTAGTCGGACATACCCTACTAGACAACGACGGAGTAGTTGATCCTTTGGGCGGTGACATAAGAGAAAAATTACGCTGGATGGTGTTCAAAGTAAAGAAGAGAGCAGAAACAAACTATTTTAAGAAAATAGAAGACTCTTTTCTGAAGGGTAAGCCAGAAGCGACTGTTGACATCTTCAAACAAGAACGCCGAAGAAGACTCGTATCGGCAACTATTGATGATTTGGATAATAAGTTTAAGAATTCTTTTAACTGGCCTTATGATTTCTTTTCGTTAGTGGAGCTAATTAAACTGACAGCAGAAGTGGAACTCAAATAAGGGGTAGGTTAAATGTCCTTTTTTAACAAGAAAGAAGAAGTTATAGATTTACAACTAACTCAATTTGGAAAAACCCTCTTATCTAAGGGAAAATTCAAGCCAGCATATTATCAATTTTTTGATGATAACATAATTTATGATTCGAATTATGCAGGATTTTTAGAATCTCAGAACTCTTCTGCAGCGAGGATTAAGGACAACTCTTATCAAAAGACACAATATATTTTTAAAGGCGCTGAGACTAAAATGACACAGTTTAATGAGAGGGTAGCTAGGGGCGAAGTTGGACTGTATGAGCCGAACGATAGCATACCTGATAATGAAGAAAGGCAAAATGCTTTGAGGTATGCACTTCATGAATCCGAAATGGGAAATCAGAAATCTCCATATTTTCACATCCTAGCACACGGAGCTAACCTAACAGGTTCTTTGACTCACTTCAGTGGTTCGAATGTGTCTCATCCCATTCCCCAGTTACAATGTGTCGCGGAATTCAACGTGGTAAAGGACATGATACTAAATCCTGGTACCATAGAAGAATATCAACTTAGCAACGATCCAACGGATCCGACACTAGTGTTCGCTGATGGGACAATATATAGCGTCTTCGGGGAACATATCATGTTTACTTTCGATGAGTTCAACGTATCAAGTCATGGAGACAACTTTGAAATTGAAGTTTACGAGATAGTTTCCGGCTCGGCCCCCGACGAAGAAATTCTGCTCCCTTTGTTTGCGGATCATACACATGAGGTTATGGATGTAAGAAACTATTTCGAAATTTTAACAGATGGAAGAATTCCAGCAAACGCTCAAGTTTCTTCAGAAATGTCCCTTCGTGGTATGTTCACCGGCGAAGCTAGAGACGTAGACGAAGAAGGCGCAGATTATGATATCTATGGGGAATTATTTTCGGATCCGGAGGATTGTGAATAATGTCAGTGTTTTCAGGAAATATGCCAGAAGTATATGTTAGAAATATCACTATTTCCCCCGGCCAACCGGCAGCTGTTAAGTTGTCTATGCTAATCAAGGAAAAGAGGTACCCATCGGGTACTCCTTCCTGGCATCACCTTGTGGACTTAACGGGGAATACATATATATATGTGGTACAATGCCGCAGTGCCTCGGAGTCTGCAGTACTAGGATCATTGTTAAAAGACGTCAGATCTAGGATATTCAATATTGACGCTTCCGCAAAAAGCGTGCATGAAGCGCTTACTTCGACACGTCAGGGAACAGAATTTAAAAAGATAAATCTCAGAGAAGCGATATATTCTGGTAAATATTCTGGCGCCACTAGAAACGTTTCTGATTTGTCAGTTGCAAATAAAGAATACGATGTGTTATATGAGACAGATTTTGACATAGTTGCGAATAACTTAGATTATTTGAGTTATTATATTTTTTCTCATATCGACATCCGAGGCGTTGAAGAGAGCCTAGACGTGAGGATAAACGGCCAAGCAGAAATAGGCATGCTAGCAGCTGCCGGCAGCCGACTAAAAAAAGAGGCAGTATTAGTCAACGGCGCCGTACCAGAAATGGCAACGGTGTTCATTGATTCTGACACTGGTATGCCATACCTTGGAGAAAAGCATCAGTCTGAGGCAGGTTGGACTAAGGGACTAAGGACGGCACCAGAGCCGGGATATTTAGAGGTAAGGCAAGTTCGGAACACTAAAGTGAACGATTTAAGAGCAATGCAGTTGCCCCCCGTCCAGGAGAGGTATTATGGCGGTACAGTATATACTACCGAAGCGGACATTCTAAAACAGCGAAGCCGAGAACAGGCAGCAAGAGAAGTTTATATGGATGTCCAATCCCTTGTCACCGCGCAATCAGAGCAGTCGACAGAAATGATTTTGAAAAATAGAGTTCTTAACGCAGATAGCGTTAAGAATCCGTATAGGGGAGAAATATTATTTAGTACAGCTCCGGAAGGTGGGTGTAGGTACTTGTTTACTATTGATTGGCACCAGATGTTGATAACTAATTCGCAGTTTTCACAGTTTTTTCGCAACTTAAGCGCTGATCAACTTAGGGTTGTAATGAGGGCATCTGCCATAAGTAGCTTTAAGCTCTGGCGCCGCCGCGTCTGCCCTTCTTCGGTGACTGTGGACTCAACCCCAACACCATTAACTGGAATTAATTCTTTTGGCATGCCATCTCTGGAGGTGTTTGACGCCAATGAAAGCCCTACTTTGATAGTCCTGGCAGTCAATCATGACTCGGGGGGAGCGTTTGAAGGAGTCACTTACCCCAAATCGGGAGATAGAGTGGGTACAGTGAGTGAGATATTTGTAGATTTTGAAGAACTCACGGACGAAGAAGACGCAAAGCTCAGGACTTTCACAGGCACGGATTACCAGATATCAGACATCAATGATGGAGCATATCAATATTATATTGAGCTGGAAATTATTGATGGTATGTACGACTTAACAAAGAGAATAAGAGGCGAACTTGATACAGCAATAGTGAAGATGGTAGCCTATTACAATCTAGCGTCAATACCTAGATTTCGAGAGGCTTCTTCTTCTTTTTACGAAAGAGGCGGTACGGGAAGAAAAGAATATGGCAATTATGATACAGAGACGGGATTATTTACAAAGAAATTTTTAGAAACCACAGCCGTGAGTAACCTCACGCACATCCGCTCAGCAGTGAGGAGTTATTCTGCAGCAATTAAGCTTATGATGGGCGTATCAGTAAGTTCCAATAAATTAGAGGATTATGTCAACCCACTAAGTAACGGAACTCTGGAAACGCTTGGGAAATTTATGGAAATGCTAAAGCAGGTACGTTCGATGTATGAAGATAAAGTATTGTCTAATGCTAAGAGTGTAAGGAATTCAAAAGACTCAGGAAGTAGAACAAGCTCATCATCTGCAGACACCAGGAGATATAAAGTGCTTAAATATTTTAATCATTCATATAATTGTAATAACAGAATGAGCTTCGGAGCTAAATATTTCAATTCGACATTGTCTTCCACACCAGGTTTTGTGATACAAGATATGTCAACTAGGCTGTCTTCGGAATACTTATCGTACGGAGTAGAAAATTATCGAGCATCAGTGAATAATAACGGGGCTTACTTATCTCCGTCGTCCTACGTCACTTCGGAAAAGGGAGCATTTATAAACTCCGACTTATCAAATCGAGATATGAAAAGCAGAGCAATTGAGAAAAAAGCAAAAAAGAAGGCAGGGGAGAGAAGTTATGAGCAAGAGCCCGGCCCCCGCCTTGTTTTAGGATCTACGTCGACTCGACGTAGAAACTTTAGCTATCTCCGGCCACGTGATCACCGAGCCGGTGACGAATATAAAATAGAGGCTTTAGGTTTCGACGTGCAAGAGGATGACTCTTTGAGGTTTGCGCATTCTGTGTCAAAGTCCTCTTCTGGAATTCCATGGGTACCAAAGGGCGACAAATCGGAAGACAACACAAACACCGAACTTCTCACCCGACGAGCTGCAGTATTCTCTTCCATATCTTCATTGTCGAATGTGGGGATGACTGTGGAGTCTCCCCTAAGAGGAGTTTTGCCTATAAAGATGTTATCATGGTTAAGCGTGGAAGATGAAAATATTATGACGAAAAAAACAGCTAAGAATCTCTCCCTATCCGTCACCGGTAGCGGAGTTAACGAACAATTAAAAGTGTCTTACACTTCCCCGGATACTTTGAGCGACAAGGAAATACAAAATGGATCCATGATATCGAATTTTATTTATACTATGTCAAACGTGTTCTCGTCAAACAGCCTATCAGAATCGGTAAGAGCTGGAATGCTGCCATCGATATCCGTGATAAGCAGCTATGTAGAGGATAGGTTTGAGTATTCCGATAAGGAGCTTAAAAAGCAGGTTCCTTTGCCCCCGCAGATAGAAAAAGCTGCACTTCTCGGCCGCTCTGCGCCCGGAGTGCTTCCGGGAGGTAGGTTTTCTGAATTTGTGCAAGGGATGGTTATGTCTGTCGAGGTGAAATCTAGCACTCAGTTTTCTTTTGTTGATGCCGGAAAGCTTCTAACCCAATTGAACGGGCCCGCCATCAGTATATCGACAGATAACCAATATCGAAAGCTGGATTCATCTGACATGCCACCTCCATCCAGAGGAAATCCTTCGTCAAATTTGCATAGGAAATATAGAATATGCAGACTGGTACCTTACAAGAACGAAAATTTAGGATTCGAAGACAATAATATCAGGAACTCTACTACCGTTTTTGATGAATATTTCCTAGTGGAGGTTGGGTAGAATGTATAGGCCAGACAACCGCATAAGTGCCGCCATCCGAGAAGAACAAGCGCGTAATGCTGGCAGAGAAGCGGCGACTGGAACCAACGCCGCGCGTAACACCGCCGCCGTACTATCGAGAGCTGATGCTATAGCCTCTGGACAAAATCCTTGTAGTGACGGAATATATACTCCAGAAGAAGTAAGAATCGAATTTATAATACCTGAAGCGATAGAAAGCGGCACCGACGACGTGGATCCAATTTTTGCATTTCCAGAAACAGCCCAGTCTTTTTTGGCACCCGTAGAGAATATAACATTCCCTTCTACGGGGATAAGCAGGACAAAGACGTTGGTGAATCAAGGAATATTCTATAGCTTGAACCGTGATGAGAGAATCGAAGTACTGGAACATTTGTCGAACAACGGATTGTCAAAGTTGGGCTATAGCGCTGAGCTTTATTCTGTAGGCCTGGCTGGTCCAAATAGGATGTCTCCATATGGAATGCTGTATCCTCACTCTTTCGCAGATTACACGAATGCCGGAAATTTTATCTTATACCCTGCCCATTCGAATTACGCAAATAGGGAAAGTTCAGATACTTCAGTGATGATTGATACCTTGAGGTTTGTTATGAGAAGGGGCTGGACAAGGCATCAAGATGGACTTCCAGCATTCCAAGACACTCGTGGGACAACATCGAAGGAGGTGCCGTTTAGTTTTATGCTATCCTCAGTAATGCCGGACATGGAAGGAAATGCTAGCGCAATATTGCAATTGCACCCGAAAAAACATTCTTTCGACTCAGTTATGAGAAACATGGTTAGTTTGCCTTTACTGTTTAAAGATGATGGAGTCACCTTGGTGCCGCCGGCGGATTCCAATCTGAATATTTGGAACCCCCATAAAACATCGATGCTTCAACTCTACGTGCTGGGGAGAAGTCACATTAAATATGAAAATCTTGGTATTGTCGAAAAGCAAATGTACTCGGAGCCACTAGTGCCCATGGGCAGGAAGTTTGTAGATATAACACATGACACAAGGATGCCCTTCCACAAAGAGGAGGTTCAGCACTTGCCTCCGATTAGGCATCTCAATGTTTCTCTCAAGGTTGGCTCGAATTATATTAGTGACAAGTATAGAAACAGTACAAAGAGTTCTATGTCATATCCCAGCGCACACTGCATGCACATGATAGAAGCAGGAATGCGAAATCCAGCTAGCAGGGCATCTGGCTACAAAGTGCTGTTTACCTCGGATAACGTTAGTAAATTCGAGGATGTTTTTGCTAGCCAAAAATTTAAATTTCCTATGTATGTCAACTTGAGATTGACAACGAACCAGGGAACAACAATAGCCGGAATAATAAAGGAATCAAAATTTGATAATGAAATCCTGGACTTGATAAGTAGCCACCAGTCGATTAGGCATTCGGAATCGCCAGTCTATGCTGAAGTCTTAGACGAGCTGATCAACCCCGGGGTTTTTTCCACTAGAGCTTTGGCACCCCCAGACACTAGCCTCAACGATATTACTCACCAAGGGCAATCAAGAAGGACTATAGATGTTCTGGATTGGGTAAACTCCATGGCATATGCGCCGGCAGACGACGATAGTTCGTATCCTTTAGGTATCAGCGATTTGAGTTTAGAAAATGCGACGCCGCAGGAGAGGCTTTTTACGAGAGAGTTATATAAGACAGTCTTCTCGTCTAAGTTGAAGGAGTTTTGTTACCCCCGGGTTAGATCGTACGAAGACATAATGAAGGGCACGAAGGCTTATTCGGAAACTATAGCATATAAGATAGAAAAGTATAGTATCTTAGAGGACGACACTAGAAGATTAGATCAAACGTTTTATATAATAGACAACGACGATATCGATAATATTAATTTCTTAGACACTCAAGTCAAGTACCGGCAGAGATATGAGTATGAAATATTTGCTTTTAATCTCGTCATAGGCACGGAGTATGAATATACGTGTATTGATACTCAATTCCCTCTCAGAAATGAAGGGGCATCAGCTATACTTCAGTCTCATTATTTCTACTTCGCCGGCCGCCCCCTCAGGGAAAAGCCGACATTTGAATCCGGCTGGGCATTTGCAGATGATTTCCAGCCCGTAACTGTTTTTCAAAGCGCTTTCATGGGCAAAACATCGATTGAACACACTCTTATACTCGATGGCGACCAGCAGACGAGAGATACCTGGCTTCGTAGTGCCCGCGAAAATAAAGAGCCCTTCATTCCGAACAATCCAGTAATGAAATGGACAGGTGAAGTCTCTTGGGGTGCTATGAAGGGTGAGATACCATCAGAACAAGAGGTGCAAGGGGAGTTCGATAGGCGTCAGTCTGCTGCGCGACAAGCTTCAATGGCGGCCGCCTCGGTACGCCTGGCGGAAGACTTACACGTAATACAGACAGCAGAGGACATTCTGGACGTACGATACTTGCCGGAAGTAATTCAGGGCATCCCCACAAACTCAACTTTTGGGGAAGGAGCTGATGTTTCTCCGATATACGTAAGCATTCTAACAAAACCAAAGATAGTATTGGTGGAAGTGCCATTCTTTTCCCAGCAGGTGGTTATGGAGGACGCACCACCGGTGTTTCCTCAAGTTCACTTTGTCCCATACAAGGGAAACACTTCGACAGTTAGAATAAATCTGTCAGCCAACATAGGAGAATATGATTTGGTGCCAGTTATCTTTAACAGTTCCGATGCATTGATGGTGGAAGACGTCCGTTCTGCCCAGGATGCAAGAGGGGAAACTATAAAATACAAGACTGACAATCCCCCTTCTAACTTTTTAATATATCGAATGGAATCCCCACCGAGGGATATTATGGATTTTGCTTCGGAGGCAAGAGTCGACTCAACTTCGACGCAAGGCGGATCCGCATCCAGTTATGATGATTACGTCATCCCAAACAAAAAGTATTATTATACGTTTAGGGCAGCAGATCCATCGGGCAAACTCTCAACTCCTACTGAGGTATTTTGTTGTCAACTAGTGAGCACTGAGAACGGGATGTACTTAGACGTGCACGAGTATGATATGAAAATAAAACCGCTAGCGACAAGTACCTCTTTCGTGCGTTCCCTTTATATTAATCCTGCAGAAATACAGAGGATGTTCGAGTCGCAAAGTAATCAAGGCACCGCCGGAGACGAACCATTGCCCACGCCATCTTCCGGTGAGCCTTCGTTGGGGTTATTTGAACATCGAATATGGAACAAGAGATACAAAATTAGAGTTAAATCAAAAAAGACAGGTAGAAAGGTAGATTTAAATATAAAGTTTAAGAAAACCATGGTAGACTATACTGAAGGAGTAACGGTGGAGCCTAGTGGCGAGGCTACTACTGCGGCAAGCAATGCTGCCGCACGAGCACCCGCCAGCCTTATTCCCGCAGCAGAGGCTTCGGAAGGTAGTATTTCTGCCAGAGATCCCAGAAGGGACAAGGATTACGAGAGTGAGAAGGAAATATTTGTCCGAAATAGGCGAAATAGGGATTAACAATTATTTTTTAATTTAAACTATAAGGATACTAATTATTGTGAGTATTATTATGATTTGGGAGAATATTAATGGCTTTTTTGGATAATTCGGGAGATATCATACTAGATGCAGTGTTAACCGACGCCGGCAGACAACGTATGGCAAGAGGCAATTTTAAGATTGTAAAGTTTGCTCTAGGGGACGACGAGATAAACTATGAGCTTTTTAATTCTAATCACCCAAGTGGATCGGCATATTATGATTTAGACATAATGCAGACTCCCATACTAGAGGCGTTCACTAATAACACGGCAACAATGAAATCTAGGCTACTCACCGTAGCTAGGACAGATATCTTGTATATGCCAATACTTAAGATAAATGAAAAATTGGGAGGCTCAAACAGCAATAGCAAGTTAGCTTCCTCTACCTCGACTCCAGCAAACGCAGATAGCAATGGGATGTTCGTGGTTGCTGCATCGAAAGCTACAGAGGATGACTTACTCGGAGAGTCTGATGGTGTCATGTTCGGCGTCTCGACCGTCGCAAATAAATCAATTAACAAGATTGTAATTGATCAGGGCCAAGATACTTCGGGAGATCCTCCAGTAACAGACTCTCTAGATTCAGATTTGGTGGAAAGTCAGTATATCATCCAGATAGACAATCGCCTCGGAAAGATAGCAGAAACCGGAAATACAGTGATGGCATTTTCTTTTGTTGACGATGATGACATAGCTACTTATTATTTTGGCTTAAATAATAGTAATATTATTAGTAGTATAAGCCCACCTGCTACGGAGGACATCACTCAGTGGCTAGACGACAACACCCCGTTCAATGGCCCTTTGGGCACAAGATTGAGCTTTAAGATAAAAGCCTCGTCACAGCTGAGAGCTAGTTCATCATTATTCACAAAGTTGGGGGGCACAACTACAGTGACAGTCAGGGGCACAACAGGCGCCGGAGGCACAGGTACGGCAACTTGTTATTACATAGACTCTATCGTAAGAGTCACTGGGGTAACTACTGGTTACTCCATAGACATTCCAGTTAGATTCGCTAGAAAAGTTTAAGGGAGTAGAAGAATAAAATGGCATCTGTTTTTAAAACGTTTTTGAATAACGACATTAC